CTAAGAAATAGCAACGATAAGCCTTCTGTGACACATTATTATATGTCACAGTAACCTCTTCTACCTTGTGAGCCACCACGCCACCAGCAGGAGAGATAATCTCCTTGCCACCGATGGTGGAGGTTTTCTTGATGACCAGCTCCTCGAAGATAGCCTTCATTCTCACCTCAAGATAATCTGTGATGAGATGCGAACGACCTTCTGCATCGGGAGTCCACGAGCCTCCGTTCTCGAAATTGAAGTTACCGACTAGCAAACCACTTAAAAGCTTCTGAATCTTCTCCCAAGTGATAGTACCTTTAGCGGTGTCATCGTTTATCTTTGAGATGAAGTGCTTACTTCCCTCTGTCGCGACCTGATTCTTAACCTGTGTAGTTGTTAATCCTGCTCCGGTTCCGCCATTTCCGTTTTGAAGAGACGAGATCTGCTGCTGCATCTTCTGAATAGTTCCAACCTCCTTGTCCTCACGAAGAGTTATATCGTAGGTCGGAATCTTGCCATCTTCTTCCTTGATCGTTAGCTGGTCTATAGAGATGATTCCTTCGATATTGAGGTCTGTATCATTGAAGTTCATCAGGTCGCCGGCCTTCAGTGTATCGTGCAGACTCTTGATAGTTCCGGTTTCGTCTGCCTGCGCCTTATCGTGCTGTCTCGCCATAAAAAGCTCGTCAACCTTAGGCTGATAGACATACCTTGTGTAGTCATTCTTGTCAAGGAGCGCAATAGCATACTTAAGGAGCTTCAATGATGCGGCTTTCACATACGAATCAGGAAGAGTGATGCCGGTAAGAACGAAATGGTCGCCATTCTTGATAGGGTAATCTTTGTATGGAAACCAAAGCTCAAGAGCGTCATCCTTGATTCTCTCGATAGTAAGCCTCCACCTTCCGTCAACCTTGGCTGAGGATGCTACCTTGAATGTTCGTCCGCCACACATACCATCCTTCATCGAGATAGAGAAGTCGTCATCCTTTAAATCGTTGATATCAAAGTCGATAGCCTTTTTAAGATAGATATCAACATTCTTTACGGTTTCATTATCGCCAAATCTTCCGTCATCATCAGGAGCAACACCCTCATCAATCTCATCCACACGTACGCCACCGATTTCCATCTCCTCGATAGTAGGGTAGATTTCTACAACTCCATTCGTCTTATCATCAGTATCAAAGAACTGCGATGCCGAACGGAGACCAATCTCCTCTATATTGAGAGAATCGATGTATGGCCTATATGGATCAGTAGAGAATTTGTGCAGTTTCCCGGTTGGATTCACATACTTCTTTTCCTGTTCAGTAAGAGAGTCGTAGAAATCACTCAGCGATACGTGAGGGAATCCAGGCAGCATAAGCCTGTTGATGGACATATTATTCGGAAGATTCTTTGCGTACTCCTTCATGGATGAAGGAACGACCTTCTTATTGAGACCGGACGTGATATACATCTTTGTATTCCCGGCCTTGACCTGAGCGATGAATGCGTCGAGTTTCTCCTTTGATTCCTCATCTCCGCTATCTACCTGTCCTCCCTTTAACTCGGAGTAGAACCTGCATTTGCCAGAGCTGCCAGACTGTGTTACATAACCGGTAATTGTAGTCTGAAAATCGAACGTTACCTGAAGGACCCATCCGAAAGACTGTTCCTGAGACTCTCCGGAAACGACGTACTTTCTCTTATTCTTGAAATACGTCTCGATATAATCGATATCCAGTTCAAGCTCAACATTTGTGCTAGCTGTAACCACTTTCGTGATATTCGCCACGTACTTGACACCGAGGTCCGCATAGTAATGAGAAGGAAGATTCTTCTCCGAACCATAAGCTCTCAGTCTCGTAATGACACTCTGATCAGAATCTGCGTTCTGCACAATCTCGTAGAGTCCCTTGCCGAGACCATAGGAGAAGATGTGTCCGGCTTCTATTCCGGTAGTACCGACATAGATGTTTCTTCCTCTGACTATGAAATTCACATCCCACTTCTCGTTCACAAGCGCAAGAGCCTGCCAACAGGTCTGTGAGTCCACTGTAATAGACATCGATTCAATGACGTTATCTTCGGTTTTCTCTCCATAAACCGACAACCACTCGCTTGCGAGGGCTCCACGCTGAACGGAACGGTCCTTGTTTCGGGAGTAAATCTTCCAAAGACCTGCACCAATCTGCTCGTCGAGGTTCGCCTGGATCCTGTCGAGCAAATCGTCCAGAGTCTGTACGTAGAATGGGAATTTCGGTAGGGAAGTGTAGTGAAGTTCGTTGTCGTTCAATACCACATCGAGAAATTCAGCCCTAGCAAGCTCATCCTGCAATGCGTTGAACTTCACGCTGTCATATACGAAGCCCTCACCGTAGGTGTCAGGTCTTGCCTGCTTATCCTTGCCCGGCTCGTAGTTGAGCTCGAATCGCTCGCCACGATAGACAATATAGTCGCCTATCTGAAAGTTGATAGGCACTTCATGCTTGAAGTTGATAGTCAAAAAGCATTCGCCCATCCAGGAATCAGAGTACTCCAATCCATGAACGGTTATCTGCTCTCCGTTAACGTCTGTCAGATTCGAGCCATCCTTATGATAAATATTCCAAGTGCTCATTTGTATGCTATCCTAAATTTGAAATACTGCCCTGTGCGTCCATAATCGGCTTGACATCAGTAACAGGGTCGTTAAACTTGAATGTAATAGAGAGGACAAGCAAATCCTCGCTGCCCGGATATCTGTATAGGTCCGGATCAATGCTCTTCAGTCTCACATGCTGCCTTCCAACCCTGTTGAAGTCGCAGTACATTTTCATCATGCCAGACTTGCGGAGATAGTCGATGAAAGCCTTACACTTCTCGTTGGCACCGAAGGCATCACCCTTGAACAGGAACTTGACCTTGTTCTCGTATGCTGCCATATAGAGACCGTCCTTGCCAATATACTCATCGTCGCCATGCTCGTCGTGCCATTCCCTTTTAATAGGCTCCTTGACAGAATCACAAGGCTTGAACGGACTCTCGCTAACGTACATACCGAAGTCGGCGATGGAGTCTTTCACCTCATTCCCATCGCCTTCCTTCTGCATGTATATCCTGAAATAATCTTTCATACCTTAATTCAACTTTTTATAATTGCAAATATACAAAAAATAGAATAAATATGCAAAAATATGCGCATAAATATGCGTTAATTGAACTTAAAGTCGTGTCTATCCCTGATATTGACTGGTCCGGTAGCTTTCACGACTGTTCCTCCGTATTGATAGACGAAGCACTTTGCGGCATCTTCGCATTCAACATGAAGCTCTGCACCATCTAACAGATTGACAAACACCCTAGAGAATCCCTTAACCTTCAGGTAAAGTGAAGAGTTGTGTCTTACGTATATCTCTCCACTGTCCATCCAGTCATAGCTGATATTTGCTACGCACTCTCCATTGAGGATGACAACCTTCGGATTTTGCAGGTCAACGTTCTCGTCAACATACACACCATGATCGTGAATAACATCACCAAAGTACTTCTTCATATCTTTGGTCGAAGGCCAGTTTCTTCCGATACAGAAGTCGATACCCTTAACAAACTTATCAACCATCTCATGTTTGGATGAGTTGTCATGCCACTCGGCGGTCCACTGAGCGCAAAGACCCAGTGAAACCGCCTCGTTCTTCATTCTGTCTGATAAATTTCTTTTTTCAAACATAATTATTTCATTTTTAAAGATTTCGTACCATTGATAACTCTGTTGAAGTTATCGTTCAACTCCGAGACAGTCTTATCGATTCTCTCTGCTGCATCTGCATTGCGCAAGGTGTTTTGAGCAATCAGGTTAAGCTGAGTCAACTGAGACTTTGCAATCTCACTCATCTCAGGTAAGAATTTCCCCTGCATCTCACGAACAACAGACAAATCGAGACGTATGCTGTTTACATAACTGGCTAGGAGATCAGCTGTCTCCTCTGTGATACTCTTAACAGAGTTGGTGGCAGATGAGCTTCCGTTCTCTCTCATATCAAATCCATTATTCTTCATTGCATCAAAGAGTCCGGTTATCTGAGGAGTTACTTTTTCCCCAACCTCGTAAAGCTGCTTTGCAAACTTATCCATATCTGTCTCGTCGAGCTGTCCCTTTTCATCAAGAACGGATGTAAGCCATTCGAGAGGTTTTTCAAGTGCCTTCTCCATGATTTTCTGAGATACGATATTCTTCGTAACATCGCGAACCATGTCCTTCACCTTCTCCCTATAGGCATCTACCGCATCCTCGCCTTTAGCCCATGCACTCACGATAGTGTCAGTAAGTGTGCTTGCCCAGCTCTTCATATCGATAGAGTAAACGTCTTTAAGGAAGTCCTGTGCGAACGTCTTGATCTGTAACTCCATCTCCTTGATTTGCTGGTCGTAGTCGGCGAGTTTATCCTTATCCGTCTTTTTCTTATCATCCTCGGCTTGCCTCTGCTTCCTTAGCTCGTCTTCCTGAGCGTGGAGTAGGGCGAGCTGGTCTGCGTATGCGGAAGGATTCGTCTCCGTCTTCATCACAGCATCATAGGTCTCCTTGCTGTAGTGACTCAAGTTCTTGCCACCGAAGAAAGCCTTGCCCATATCAGTCTTGGAATAAGCCTCCCAAGCCTTATAGTCATTCTTGACATCGTTGAGCTTTTTAGTCGTATCTGAAGATCTCTCGTAAGAATAGATTCCACCGAGCGTCTTTTCGATAACAGAACTGATATTGCTAGATAGGTTCTCCAATTCATTCAGCTGTCTCTCTGCGAGCTTTATCTGTCTGTCGAGCTTAGCATCATGAGCCTTTGCAAACGCCTTGATAGGTGAAGTAAATATGCCGGTGACACCGGCAAGGATTCCACCAATATTGCCGGACTCCGCGCTTGTTACCACCTTTGACAGTGAACTTGACATACCGGAGAATGTCTCGAAGAACGCAGAAGCGTCCTGCCATCCGTCAGACTCAGTGTCAGCTCCGAGAAGGGAAGCAGTCTCTTTGATGTCATTGAATGCTTCACTCATTCCCTGGACATTCTGGTCGATAATGCTTACTACGTTAGCAAACTTATCAAGAGATTCTTTCGCCTTTGTTCCATCTTTAAACAGAATCTCAGCAGCCTTCATCATAGCCTTTCCACTGGCAATCATGCTGTCACCACGCTTGATGAAGTTTTCGTCTCCCATTTTGAGGCCAAGTTCGCGAACCTTCTTTCCTTCAGCAATTTTACTTGCTGCGATTGTCATCTGCTCGCTGGCATCAGAAATCTTCTGCTCGGCCATTCCCTTTAGACCTCCATTGAGGAAAGTCTTCTTTGGACTCGTCAGCTTCGACAACTGCTCATCAAGCTGCTTGATTTCCTTGGCGTACTCTCTCGCATCGATAGCTCCGTTTTGCAGAGCCTCATTGATATTCTGCCTGATTCTTGCTCCGATAGTCTGAGCCTTATCCATACCGAGAGACACGATAGCTCCGTAGAAGTTGAGATAATCAGAAGAGTTCTTGAACTTGTCAAGTTTAACCTGACCAATCTCCTTGTCTCTCTGAATCTCATATCTTGCCTTGATTCCAGGATCATTCGTCTTGCTGATAAGCTCGTTGTATCTTTCCCTTATCTTCAAGATTTTATCCTCGTAATTTTCTGTCTTCTCGATAATGTCGGCAGCATCCTGCAAAATCTTGATATAGTTGCTTCGAAGAAGGTCAACTATCTTCTTCCACGCCTCATATTCACCTGACCCTTTAAGAGTTTCCTCTGCAACACCATCGGACATCGACATCGCATTCTCTCTCTGGAAGTCCTTTCCAAACTTATTGTTACACTCGACTATAAGCTCCTTTGCTTTGTCATCGATATATCCTGGATTACTGAATGCGGCACTGGAGAAATTCTTATCACCGGTCTTACTGAACAACTCTTTGTACAAGTCCCATTGACTCGACAACCTGTTCAATAATTCCGTGAAATCAGCTGCCTTTCTCTCGTACTCCTTCTTGTCCTTCTCGTCGAAGAGCCACTCTGCAACCTCACGATAGATGGAAGTCTGGAACTTCTTTCTCTCGGTGGTGTTTATACTGAATCCTTCAAGGAGAGAATGGACAGCCTTCTGGTAGTTGTCAAGATTAAGACCAGTAACCTCAGGAAAAAGATTGTAAGTCTTCTTCTTTGCCTCTTCATCAGGCATAATGCTCTTGTACTTCTGGTACATCTGTCTTGCAGACTTAAGACTGCTTAGACGCTCCTGTAAACGCTTGAGCTCAGCGTCTTCTTCGCGACCATTCTTGTTTTTGTCTTTTCCAAAGTTACCCGTAACCTTGTTCTTTCCAAGATCGTCAGAGATGTAACCTGCGTCAGCGATAGCTTTCCACAAGTCATACTTGTGTTTAGCATTCTTGTACTCAGAAGAATTCTTGCTTACTTTTCCATTGACTATCGTGTCAAGCTCATTTCTCGCAGCTTTGAGCTCCTTACGAATATTCTCACCTGTGGTCTCGAAAGACTGGTCTTGTACTTGCCTTAACGCATTGTCAACCTCTCTCGTCCAAAACTTACCTTTCTTTTTGTTTCCAGTGAAAGTTCCGTTCTTGTGAAGTCTTTGCCTTATAATCTCAGAGAAAGGAGTGTTCACGCCAGAGTTATACGAAGGCTTTCCCTGCTTTCCGTTACCACTGTCGCCTGGCCAAAAGTCCATATCCATGAGCTTGCTGATAGCCGAATGAAAATAATACAAGATGGTTTTGCTTGTAATATTTGCTTTCTGAGCCATCTTGTCCATCATGCTGGCGAAAATCTCAGGGTTTCGTTTTGCCCACGTGCGGAATTGATCTTGAGACAACCCGAGCTGTTTTCTGACGGACTCAAGTCCTCTCGGCACGTCGTCATACATTATTTCGGACACATCATCGCTAGAATCCTTCGCTCTTTCCGCAAGTTCCTTTAACCAGTTTTCTGTCTCCTTGCTTCCATTTGCAAACTTGTCGACAAATTTTTCCCAATCATCTCCGCCAATAGCCGCAAGCATCCTAATCTGCTCAGTAAGGGGCAGACCCTTGATTTGGTTTGCTAGCTCTTCGTTGTTTTCCATCAAAGACCGGATAAAATCCTCCATTTTTGCCTTTGTATTAGAGTCGAGCTCGTCGAACATCACCTGGAACTTAGACAGAGATTCTTGTGCTTGCTCCACATTCTTTGCAATATCATCGTTCGTGAGTCCATTCAACCACTGTAACCATTGTGGAGTATCAGCTCCGATCATATCGAATAGGTTGTCGCTAACAAGACCTGTTGCTGAAGTTGCGTTATTCGTTATAACTCCATATTTATCAGCTAAGCCATCATTTGCTTTTTTCGCATCCTCAATTTTTTCTTTGAGTATGTCGTATTGTTTTGACAGGCTTCCTGCGCTTTCAACCTGCTGCTTGATAGAATCCGTGTAGTCATCTGAACTTTTCAGAATCTCCTTCATCGAGTCAACTTGCGAAGAAAGGTTGGACGCGTCTTTTGGGCCTAATCCAGACAGAAAATCTCCGTAACTTTTGGATTTCTGCTTAGCTCCATCAATCAACGTCTTTTCTTCTTCCTTTACTCGACTTGACCATTGATTGTACCCCATCAACAATGAAGTGATAGCCGTAATGCCGATCCCCCACCAACCACCGATGGCGTTGATAAATCCTCCGATCTTTGAAGTTGTCATGCTCCATACGGCAGACATTCTGCCTCCATTCAAGATGATTTGCTCTTGTTTGGCGGTTATTTGTCCCATCAATGCGAGCTGACTAATTATCTCCTTAGAAACCAAGCCTTCCTTGACTGCTCGTTGCATCTGCAATACGGACATCCTTCCTTCGAGTGCAGCCCTATTGTAGCTCGCGACAAGCGATTGCTTTTCCGACAGAATAGCAGCTTTCTTGAATACATTCTGCTGGGCAATCTTCTGCGTAATCTCTCCTTCCACAACAAGTTGCTGCTGTTCGATAGCATAAGACTTTAACTGGGAATTCATCTGCTGAGTATAACTCTTAGCAAGTGATCCAATACCCATCTTAGAATAAGCCATACCGCCGAGCTTCCTTGCAGCAAACACCGCTCCGAATGAAAGAAGGGCAGGAGACAGCTTGTCCAAAGCTAACACAAGGTCGGTTACTCTATTTATGATGAACGAGAAAGTACCTCCGACGATATTCTTGCCTTCTGCGAACTTTCCTAGCATAATATCCCAGGCATCAATGAGCTTGTTCCAGCGACCAAGTAATGTCTCTGATAAGACGAACTGCATATTGTAGAACTGACCGCCTTCATCCGTCATCTTCCAAAGCACTTTCTGGACATCCTCAAAGCTTACCTGTCTGGCAGTAATCATCTTCTTGACATCTGCCTGGGTATAATTGTTCCTTCCGTTCTTTCCTTCTGAATTGTAAAGCTCCGTAATTCTCTGTAAGAGTGGAAGTCCAGCGTAAGCAAACTGGCGCAACTCCTTACCGTCAAGCCAAGAACGGGCCTTAACCTGACCATAAGCCAAGCCAAGTCGTTCGAAAGACACGCCAAGACCAGATGCGATATCAGCGAGACGCTTTGTGGTATCATACAAGTCATTCGCCTCAACTCCAAATGCAGCCAGCTGCTTGACATCTCGGTTCAGCTCTCCAAACTTGAATGGAGACTGCAATGCAAGCTGCTGAGTCTGAGCGAAGAGCTCATCAGCCTTCTGTACATCACCGAGGATAGAACGCAACGCTACATGCTGCTGAACAATCTCGCCGCCATTCTGTACGATTGAATTAAAGAATTGCTGCGCGCCAAAGACAATACCTCCCTGTAAGAAGAGAGACTTGATGTCTCCGACTATGGATTGCATCTTCTTCGCTTCAGCGTTTGCTCCGGCGAATGCTGCTGCAAGGTCGTTTCGTGCCTTTGCAGCCGTTCTCGTTATCTCTTCTTGATGTTTTCGCTCAAGGTTTATCGCTTCCTGTTTTTGATCAATTACAGTTCGCATACTGTTTATCAGTGGAGTATATTCGCTTGCTCCTCTGCCTATAGAGAATAAATCTTTGATAGAATAACTACCAAGATTATTCATCGCACTGCGCAATGTATTAAGCTCTTTCGTAATTTGCGAGAATGCCTGTTGAAGTTGCATTAACTCTTGCGTACTTAATACATTCTTTCCACTTCCAAATAAACCTTGGATCTGTTGTCTTTGTGCTTCAAGTTCCTTAGCTCTATCACGTACAAGGGATTCTGCCTGTTTCCTAGATACAGAAATTGCTTCTCTTCTAGCCTGGTTAGTTCGCTCCGTCGCTTCTCTTAGCCTATTTTCGGCAGCAATCATTTCTTCATTACGGCGTACGATAGCATTTCGCAACTCAGCGAGTTCTCTTTCCCTGACAGCTAACTCCTGTGCAGCCTGCGCTTCATTTTTCATCGCAACAAAGTTGCCGTGCTCGGTTGACTGTCTGTCTCGCTCCAAAATCGCGGATTTCAGTTGCTGCATTTCCCTGTAACGCTCATTAAGTTCCTGCGCCTGTTTCGATTCGTTAACAAGCGTCACAAAAGCCCCTTGAGCATCCATTTCCTTGTCGCGTCTTAAGATATCTTCTTTTAACTTGGCAAGCTCATTGTATCTATTTGTTAAATCAAGTGCAGCCTGCGCTTCATTTTTCATCGCAACAAAGTTACCGTGCTCGGATTGTTCCTTGTCTCTACGAAGAATGTCTGCTTTTAGTTCCGATAACTCCTTCAGTCTTTTGCTGAGATTTGCAGTTTCCAGAGCCTGAATGCCCATTTGGGCCGCTATATTTTTAAAATCCTCAGCGATTTCTTTGCTATTCTCTCTATTAAAGTTCTTAAATAACTTCTCAGCAGACTTTCTTCCGGACTCAGTTTTTAGATCCAACTCCGAAAGTGCTTCTGAAATTTCTTTCAGTTTTGACCTAACATTGCTGTCTTTAATGTTTAAGTCAAACCACAAGTCACCTAAATTTCCACCTGCCATATCCTGAATATTTTAAAATTAGAGTTTATTGTTTAAGTAACCGACAAGATTTATTTTCTCGCCGACAAGACTTCCTTCTTTCTTCTTTTTCTCCATCCACCTGTCGTAGAGGTCATCCATCTCCTTCTTGGTATGCTTCTTCGGACCGCCTTCCTTCTTGGCCTTTGGATAGACGACAAGAGGCTGGTCTGCAACCATGAGGTCAATCTGTGCCGATGAATATCCCCACCAGTAGTCGTAGGCTGCAATGAAGTACTTGCGCTGAAAGAGGAAACCGAACTTCTCCGCTAGTGAGAAGGCTGCTCCCCAGCTTGTTCTGCTTGGATAGCTTTTGCTTCGCTCCTCGTCATCGTCATCATCACGTCCGTCATCCCGGTCGCTAATATGGTAGCCAGTGAGAATGCGTTCGATGGAATTTTTTTTTTAGAAACATCGAGGACCCTCAGAACCTCGGCCACGTCCACATCCTTGATGTAGTAGAGCCAGCGCCAGTAGATCCAATACAGGAATCGTATTTTCCAGATGTTGTTGAGGAGGATGCAGACGCAAATCTTGACGTTGCGTTTCCATTCGTTCTTCTCCTTTGCCCGGATATGGGAACACTTGCTCATGGTTCCCTTGCGAAGCCAGCCGAGCTTGTGCTTCTTTCCACGGAACACGAACTCGGTAGGCTCGTCGTGCAGTACGCTGTCGAGTAACTCCTGTAAGTCCACCGAAGGCTGCTCTATTTTCTTTTCTTCTGCCATGATTGTATGCTATTAAATGAAGAAGGGCGGCACGGCTGTTGATTAGCCTGCCGCCCAACGGTTTGTTATCCTGAATCTAATTACCTAAAGAAGCCTTTACTTGATTAACCGCCAATGCCTGGTTCACCAGCAGCTGGAGCCTTAGTAAGCCAAGCGATGCTACGCTTACCTGCACCCTCGATAGAACCTGAGAACTTAAACGCAACTGGCTCAGTACCAGAGTTATCCCACTGCAAGGTAGCGTAGAGAGCGATGTTGGTAATAACCATGAGGTTCTCCTTCTCGTCGTCAACGATAACGATAGTGCCCTTGATCTTGAACTTCTTAGGCTCAACAGCGATACCTGTAAAGCCGGTAGTAGCGTCGAGAGTAGCGTCACCTGTACCCTTCAGGGTAACCTTGGTCAGCTCGGTGATAGCATCCTCACCGAACATAATTGTCAGCAAGTCCTTTGCCTTTGAAGGAACAACGAACTCTACGTTGAAGTCGCCGAGCTCTGCGGTAGTTGCCCAGTCGCCTGCAAGACCGATAACCTTATAGTGGTTGATTGTTGGGTCATCCATAGTCGCCTTCAGCGAGTCAACGGTAACCGGAAGCTCAACCTCTGGGGTGATGTCAACTGTAGCCTTGCTCAAATCGGTAATAGCCTTTGAGTAGAGCAGAGTTTTAGGACCATTGAAAATGTCCTTCATCTTGTCAATAGTTGTCATAGCCATAATCTAAAATATTTTAAATTGTTATACCTGAATACTTATTTCGTGCGTAACCTTCCCTGTATGATCGTCACGGAAAAACCGGCGCCGTCGTCGGACTGAATAGCGATGTTCGGCCTGGTAACGATGATGTTGTCTGTTGAAATTGGAAATCTTTCGAGGACAGCCTTGACTTTCTTATCCATTTCCGAAGGACTGAAACCGTTCGGATTCGCCGAGGAGACCTTATCTCTTACATACACCTCTATCTGGATAGTGGTAGTATAGTAGTTGTAGGAGCCATCGTAGTTCATCTCGTTGTTCCTGATTGTGTACGGAGCACTTACGACGATGTAGCTACCTATTTTGGTATCCACAGCCTTAGGACGATTCCTGGGGTACACCTTGTCGCATATACCCTTTACGGCGTTCCCTAAGTCGAAATATATCTGCTTGATATCTACCATAGCTTACAGTTTGTTAAAAGTTGAACTATTGGCGTACACTACGCAGGCATCGAACATATCTGGAAGAGACTCGTATGTGTTGTAAACTGTCTCGAAAATGCGGTTCTCCTTATCGAATACTGCATATTCAACAGGACATATCGCAACGAGTGCCCAGTCTTTCCCGGTAGATTTCACCTTTCCGACACGTCCGTATAGAAGGTTAGGACCCCACTGGTGGCCGCCACCGACTGAACCGGTGTAGCCTTTGTTCTCGCCTCCGTCGTAGTAGAACGGGAGATTGTATTTCTCTCCTTCTGCCAGGGTTACTCGCGTTGGTGCTTTTTCACCCTTCGAGGCACGCACCATATAAATGAGCTTTCCTTTGTAATACACTGCTGCATAGAACGAAGTATATGCGTTACCGGTGATATTGTAGAACGTCCTGTTCTCTTTGAAATAGTTGACGGTTCTGTGAGCAAGTTCCTGCATAATCGCAAGCATCTTGTCATACGACAGCTTTTCGACCCTTGGCTTAATCTGATGCTCGAACTGCGCTCCGAGAGACAGACGCTTTCCGCTAAAGTATTTCGCCATAATCTAAACCCTTGTCAAATTCCAATATACAACAGTCCTGTTGTTATCCGGCTCGCAGTCCTTGACCATACCTACCTCGGTGTTGTTGCCGACAGTGGAGTAGATGGTGTCGCCGTCAAGAGGGCATCTATCAGCATCCCATTCGTCATATCTGACCGGAATCGATGCCTTCCTCTTATTCTGGTCGACGTTCTTGTCTCCCTCTGTAGTAGTATCGGTGTAGCTGCGGCCTTCGCCATAGTAGAGAATGATTTCCTTGTCCTCACCAACCGGAGCATCATCATCGGCGAACGGGTCATCAGGGTCGGCTTTTCCGACGACCTTCCTCACGATCTTGATGATGTGAGGGTATCTTGGGTTTCTGATGTTTTCCTTTTCCATACGCCTTATTTGATAATGTGAGGGAGAGGTTCTCCCCAAGGAGAATAATTCGCCCTCTTTACTCCGTGGGAGGTCACCCGGAAGGTGGACTTCTTCTTGAGCATCGAACCAGGCTCCAGCTCCGCATATATAGCGTTAGCCTCTGCCTTCATCTCGCTCCTGTCGTTGTCCGACATGTCGTAGCCACCTCCCGAATGAGTCCATCCGTTATCGGAATCGGAGGTGTTGTTCACCTTGCTCGGACCAAGAACAAACCATTTCAGCATGTCGGCATAGGCAAGTCTTACCTTGTCCTTGTCGCAGGCTTCGAGGTCGATGCCGTTTTCAAGTTCCCTGTCGTGCATGATGCCCAACAGAGCCTTCATCGGCATCTCGAACTTCACCTTATTAATAAGGTAGTCGTTCACAGTGTAAATGTTCATCTCCGAATCCATAGTCATACAATCTAGTTACGTTAAAGAATTAACCCTTCTGGGTAATATCGATAATCCAACGGTAAGGGAAGTCGAGCATTGCTGGAACAGCAGCAAACATCAAGTCTGTATGCCACTCCAGGTAATCACCGTTGGCTATTGTTGTGTTGGCAAGCAAACCAAGACCATCGTTGGTTGTTGCGAACACCTTGTCAACAAGCTTGTTACCCCACTTCTCGAACATCTTCTTATCCTTGATCTCCTTGTGCTCGAACTCAAAAGCGTTACCGCGAGGGCGAAGAACAACGATGTTGTCTGACCAAGCTTGCTCTGTCTTCTGTGTTCCATCGAAGAGAAGTGTAGTTTCCTCCTCCTCTACAAGCTCGATAGGAGAAAGACCCTGGATGTCTCCGAATGCCTTCAGGAACATATCCTGATTTACACCATAGTCCTCAACGTAAGCAACATAGTGAGCTTTACACCAGTTGATCCACAATTCCTTAATCTGTTTGTTCTTCAAGAACACATTGAAGAAGGTGTTGACGGTCATCTGCCAAACGAGAGGCTGAGACTTACGATTGAAAGTCTTACGCCAACTCTCTTCAAGAACTCGCATCTGTTCAAGAATATCGCAGGTTTCATCTGCCCAAGCAACCTTACCACACTTCTTGAAGTTGTCGGCAGGCATATTGGTCTTGTGGATTGGAGCCTGAATACCACGACCGATACCAGTGTAGTCAAGCTTACCGGTAGAAGCAAGCTTCGCTGTCATGAAGTTCATGGTGGTATCAACGGAATCTATCAACTCCTGAACCTGGTCTGTCCACTCCATAACGACATCGCGGTCGTTACCGAACTCCTCAAACTGGTTCATCAAATACTCGCGTTCCTCTGCGTTCTGATAAATACCATCTGTGATAAAGTCTGGAATTGTTGCAGAGTAAACCTGCAGACCTCCCTTATCCTTCTGGAAAGAACCAGCCAAAGGAGCGCGCATGTTAGCCAATGTAGCGGCACGAAGTTTCTTTGCCTCGACAGTGAATGTCGCAACACCTTTTCGGTTGGTTGGTGTCAGGTCAGGAGCAATACGTCCCTGAGTCTTCCACCAGCCATAGTTTACGTGAAAGATGTCCTTTTCATCAAGAAACTTCTGGAGGTATTTGGTGTTGTCCTTACTAGAGAAGAACTTCGCCATCCTCGAATTTTCAATATTAAACTTTGGCATATCCTAAATACAATCTAATAGTTAAACAATTAGTAGTTCGTGTAGAACAACTCTGGGTAACGACTGATATTCATCGCCTCCACAGCAGGTGGAAGAGGGCTCATTCTGTCCTTGATGAAAATCGCATCCGGTCCAAGTAAGCATGGTGTAAACATCAGGCGAGGCTTCTCGAACTCATCGCTACCAGGAAGAGTGTAGAACGGCATGTCGTAGTCGTGAGGAGCAAAACAGTTAGGATTTGTCACTACAGGGAGTGTAGAACCTACCGCAGCAGCCTCAACGAGCACCTGACCAACTGTCAATGCACCCAAAGCGGCAGATAGTGTAAGTTTCCAAACATCACCTGCTGTGGCATCGGTTGTCGCCTCAACAGCTGTGACAGAAACACCAGTTCCCTTTGTCTTGAAATCCTTCTGGCCTACCATGATTTTATCGCCAATAAATGGGATGTGATGGTAGCCGTCACGAACGATGTAGATGTCTGTGTCAGCGGCACTTGTTGCCTTAGCAACTGCGTAAGACTTCAGAATCTTAATAGTGCCACCCTTGTTGTCTGCAAAGCCAAGGCTATGCTCAACGAGGTCGCCTGCATAGATCTTAGCAGGGCCAGGGAACGGATTAGCAATGATACCACCGATAGGAGGGTACCTGAAAGCTTCCTTAACAGCACCTTTAAGATTGAAGTACACATGCTTCTGACCGCCAATCTCAGCCGATGCCTGCAAGAGCACCGCTCCATTGAATACCGCACCCTGTGCGTTCATCTGGTCGTAATAATTGCTGTACTGCATAATCTTTTTACCTTAATTAAATGTTATCCTGAATTATTTCTTGACAGTCGCCTTTGTAGCTCTGTCCTTGCAAATATCCTTAATGTCGTCCCATTCATGCTCGTCGAGTTCATTTTCCTCACCAGAAGAAGCACTAGAACCCTTTCGTGGTACAGCATTTCCACCGTTAGCACGCTTATAGTCGGCAGTATAGATATTTTCTGCCGTCGATACCAGTTCTGCAACATCTGCATCATCAGATATCTCCAGCTTAGAGAGTGCAGTATCGAGGAAAAAGTCGTTCAATTCAAGGTTTGCCTTGTCGAACTTATCCTTCAAACCTGCCTTTACTGACTCGATGGTTGCCTTCCTTGCAGCCTTCTTGTCTCTTTCTGCGTTAGCTTCCTTGAGGGCTTTGATTTCTTTGAGAAGCTCGTTGTATTTGTCGTCAGGATCGTCATCCTTGTCAGCCTCCTTACGCTTGCGCTCCTCTTCCTCTTCCTTCTTCTTGCGTTCAGCTTCCTCCTTACTCTTCTTTACCTCGTCAGAGATATTCTTGTGCAAGTTGCCGTTGATACGCTTCAGACGGTTTGCTAACTTGGTAACCAACTTGGAATTTGCTTCCTCGTCATCACCGAAATCTTCCAAAACATCATCAAGTTCCTCATTGATGGTCTTTTGGCTAAGTTCTTTGAACTTGGTGGTATCAACCTCCTTGTTCACTAATGCTAAGAGTTCCTCTCTTGTCATGTTGTTTTTTGATTAAAAATGTTATCCCGAAAGTGGTCCCTCCACCTCGAAAACGTATAAATATACCTTTTATTTTGCAAATATATGGATAAATATGCAATTATCAAAGAAAAATTGTATATTTGCAGTATTAAAATGAATATTTATGCAAAAAGATGTATTTTCAGGATTAAAATTGGATAACGGAGAACCTGTATATACGCAAGAGTATATTCAGTCTCTACGAGATACCGACAAGAAGCATCCCGACAAGCTGAAGATTATAGCTCAGCGTGGCGGACAGGAGCGTATGCTGTCTATAGACGCTGATATTAAGATAGTTGGCGGCTCGCGAGGCGGCTCTAAATCGTTCTCATCCCTAATGGAAGTTCTGAAGGATATTAAAAATCCAGATTTTCATGCAACAATTCTTCGTAACGAAAAAGATGACTTGCAGTCCTTGGTGACAGACTCTTATAAATTGTTCTCCCAATTTGGAACTTACAATAAGTCACAAAATGACATGACCTGGAACTTCGATAACGGAGGATGGCTCAAATTCTCATACTACGCCGGAGCGTATCAGGACTTCAAGACTCGATTCCAGGGACGACAGTATGCATACATCTGCATCGATGAGGGTACACAGTGCCCATACAAGAAATTCAAATACCTCTTGACAAATAACCGAAATGCAGCACATATCAGAAACAGATTCTGGATTACCTGTAACCCGGACCCTGAATCATGGGTAAGAAAGTTCATTGACTGGTGGGTTGACGAGAACGGATACATCATACCGGAACGGGACGGAGTTATACGATACTGTTTCATGGATGGTGATACACCGGACTCAATCTACTGGGGCGACACAAGAGAAGAGGTATACGAGCAGTGCAAGGGCATCATCGATAGCCTCTGGAAGGACAGCTACGAGGAACTTGGATACACAAAGCTCGAAATGTTCATCAAGTCTGCCACGTTCATACGTGCCGACCTCTCAGAGAATATCAAGCTTATGTCCACCGACGTGTCATATTTGGCCAACCTTGCCCAGCAGGACGAAGAGCAGCGTATGCGAGACCTAGAAGCTAACTGGAACTGGAAAGCTGCCGGAGATGACATGATCAAGATGGAAGACCTTGATGAAATTTACGACAATGCGGAACAAATCGGAGACGGAAAACGTAGAGCTTCAGCCGATATTGCGTTCACCGGCGGCGATAACTTCGTGATGTGGCTTTGGGAAGGAAACCATTGCAAAGACCTCATTGTGTCAAGAATCGACTCCAAGACGCTCGTTTCTGTTGTCCAGACAAGATTGCGCGAGTGGGGTGTTGAGGAATGTAACTTCACATACGACATGCAGGGTATAGGGCAGTACTTCAAGGGATTCTTCAAAGAAGCGGTTCCATTCAACAACCAGGCGGCTCCTATTCCTGCCAATCACCAAGAAGAGGAAGGAATCAAGTACTTATACAAGGACTTAAAGTCTCAATGCGCTTGGTTATTCTACAAGATGGTGAAAGAGAAGAAAATATCCATCGACTCGCAGCTGTTGGAACGAAAGTATTCGGGTGACGGATTCGATAAAGTTCCCCTAAGACAAATTCTCCAAAAGGAGCGAAAGATGCTCCGACGTGACGAGGACGGAGATGATAGGGGATTCAAACTTATGCCTAAAAAGAAGGCCAAGAAGTATGTCGGGCACTCACCTGACTTCTTTGAGTCTTGGTTCTACGTAATGATATTCAGTTTAACAAAAAAGAAAAATAAAAAGGTAAAAGGATTATGGAGGCTATCAAGGTAAATAATGTAAGGGAGCTGCTCGTAAGGAAACCATTCTACGAGCTTACTCCTGCGGGGTACATGAAGCACTCGGCTGTAAGCGACGTTGTTCCTGACTATTACGACGGAACGATGCCAGACGACACCATGTATCGCCGCATCAAGACGCAGGCAGACTTCCTGCGTGAGTATTACCCATCTGCCCATAGGATTATGGATGAGAAGGAATACCCGGACATCTGGAAGTTGAACCCTGAGAATGACAGGTGGTACTGCCAGAAGATTCAGCGCACAGCCTTTGCATTCCAGCAGCTCATCCACACGAAGCATCTGCTGCACTTGACTGGCAACGATGTTCAGTTCGAGCTTGCTGATGGTGATGACTACGAGAACGAGAAGAAGGTAGAGGAGAATCAGAAGACCCTCGATGTATTCAAGAAGGGCTGGCTTATGCACGATATGGAGATTCGCTTCTTTGAAGCCGTAAGTGCATATCTGAAGGTTGCAGAATGTGCAATTGTCGGTTTCTTCGATGAAAAGAAGAAATTCAGCACACGAACACTCTCTTATGATCGAGGAGATATCCTGTACCCTCACGTCGATTCGCTCACTGGCGACCTTTTGTGCTTTGCCAGGAAGTACTACGACTACGACGATGATGGCAACGAGAAGACCGAATATGTCGAGGCTTGGGATAACCGCAAGTTCTACCGCTTCAAGAAGGCTGTCAAGTCAGGAAAGGTGAAAGAGGTAATGACGAAGATTGCAAGGATTTTCGGAATTGACGACTACACCCTCATTGAAGAGAAAGACCACGGATTCCAGTTCGTGCCGGTAGCCTACGCACGTAACGACAACGGACCTTGCTGGTTTATGGTTCAGAAGAACATCGAGGACTACGAGGAGGCATTCTCATATCTCTGCGAGAACAATAAGGCGTATGCTTTCCCAATACTTACGCTCACTGGCGACGGAGAGGATATTTCTATAACCGGCGACGATATGACCGGCTCTGCGAAGACAATCATGATTACGGACACTAACGGCAAGGCTGAGTTCTTGAATGGCACGGATGCCTCTGATGCCTTCGCTACACAGCTCAACAAGTCGTACGACCTCATCTATGAGCTGTCATTCACTGTGAAGCCACCTGAGTTGAAGTCCGGTGACCTCCCAGGTGTAGCCATCAAGCTTCTCTATTCTCCTGCACTGGAGGTTGCAATGAATGATGCACAGGAGTTACAGCCATTCCTGGATAAGATTCTCCGCATCTGTCAGTTCGGCATCGGTACTGATGAAAACTGCGTCGCTACAATGTCTGGGCTTCCAATCAACGCATGGATAAGTCCGTATGTTCATAGTAATAAAACAGAACAAATTACAAATATTGCCACTGCGGTTCAGAACGGATTCCTCTCTAAGCAGACGGCTTCAGAACGCTGCCCTGATTTCCCTAAGACTGCCGAGTATGAGCGTATCATGCGTGAGAAGAAGGAGGAAGACCAGCAAGACCTCCTCATGGATATGCAACGTGCGGATAACGAAACCCAGAATGCTATCGAGGAGCAGAAGGCAACGGCGAAGATTCAGAATGGAGGCAGCGGAAACGTACGTACTGGTCGTGGCGCTGGCAGACCGAACAAAAGCGGGACAGACTGGGATGAGAACGGCAACTGGCCGGGCCGTAACAACTGGAAGACCATAAAGAAGTAAGCCTATGGATGAGTTAAAACGTTCTGTCGATTACAGCAGGAAGCGCTTACAGGCAATCCGAAACTGCGAGGATCATATTGCAGATATTCTCTGGAAATCGACGCAGAAGGTAATTACCGCAAGTAAGCGATACAGAGGTGCGGGCAGGCTCGAAAACGAGTCAGCCCTGCTCTCTTACGCCAAGAATGTTACCGCTGAGGCTGAGGAGAGCATCAACAGCTATATCTCTGCCTACTCCAAGGCTTCATGCAAGATTCTCGGGATTGACAGCGATAACATAGAATCATTTCTCGTCAGCGACATCTACGGAAAGACGACATCCGAAAGAAACGCTGTCTATCTCGGAAACTTTGCTGAAGATATTGTAAGGATGATCAAGGCAGGAACCTTGATGGGGTATTCTGACCAGCAGCTCCTATCTTCCATCCGAACCGGCTACAAGGATCCATATCACACATCAGTCATCACCAAAGCGAAGAGAAAGGATATCAACATCGATGTTCCTTCTTACGGAAAAGGCTACTACAAGAACGCCTATCAGAACATCGTAAGAAATGCTTCTCAGGTGATTGCTTTGGCGTGGGGACAGGCAGAGCAAGAGTATGGGCAGGAGAACAAAGCTATCGGGTTCTACGTCAAGAGAGAAAGTAGCTATTACTGCGAGCTTTGCCAAAGCGAAGCTGACGCAGGCCTTCATTCTTTCAAAGACCCATACCCTCCGTATCACCCTAATTGTCAATGTGTAACAATATTTGCGTTCAAGAATAATAAAAAGAAATAAGACTATGATTGAAGAAACAAAAGGATACACGTTATCCGTCGATACGTACAAGAAGGCGAAGGCTCTCAAGATGAAAGACCCTCGCTATTACATCTACGCCAGCCTCCGTGGTTCGGGTATGTCTGTTCGTGACAGCTGGGCCATTGCATTCCAAGGAGAAGGAATAGGTGTGTGGGAGAAATCATTCCTCGAAAACGAGATGAACAAGCTCGAAGCTCAGGAGTCCGTTCAGAAGAGAATCGCAGAGGTGCAGGGAAAGAAAGCGAAGAACGAGAATAGCGACGAACTTACACAGGAGGAGCTTATTAAGGCTACCTCAAAGGAAGAGATTCTGAGAAACCTCGTTATAGCTCAGCGAAAGCAGAAATTCGGCTCTCCAGAGTGGCAAAAGACGACAGCCATGATAGCAGACTATTCTAAGATTAAGCAGGACGAGATTGATACAGAAAACAATGTGGTCCATTACTACATTCCTCTGTCTATGCCACGATGCTGTGAGGACTGCATTATCTTCAAAAATGGTCAGGCGACATTCCAAAAGAAGAAGAAATAGTTAAATTCGTGTTAAAGTAACTTTGTTTTACTAGAATTTCTGCAAAACCAAGTACCTTTGCAGACAGATATACGTTCACAGATTCGTTCTGCTGTTCGTAATTCTGTTTAATTGGTTACGAGGGGTGGTGTCTTCACAGATACCACCCCTCACTTTTATATTATGAAAGTAGAAGAAAAATATAAACTCAATCAGGGATACTTCTCTCCGGTGATGAGTTCAAGTGCAATTCGCACCTGATCTTCAAGCATATCGTCATTAAACGTAGGAAGAACGCCGTATGATGGCAGTTTCTTCGTCTCTGCGGCCTCCAAAATAAACTGGAGCGCCTGTACCAGGGAAGTATGGTCTTGAACGACCTCAAGCAATTTATCGCTCATCCTTGCCTCCTTCCTTCTTAATCTGTTCTGCCATCTCAAGAATAGTCTCGGCGTGCTTGTCTCGGTCGATGACTTCCTGTACGGCCTCATCGCTCTCCTTGCGAAGCTGCTCTTCTGTCTTACCCTTGTCGGCAGCAGCGTTCATCCTCGCAGACTCACGGGTAAGGTACTCGTCACGGAGCTTCAGCTTACCTGCCGTGTATTCTGCATCGCCAGGCAACGATGTATCCACATACATAAGCTGGGCAAATGCCTCGATGATGTTTCCATCATCCTTGGAGAACTCATAATGGTCTCCTACAGCCACAGGAACACATTCATCGAGCGCAGCGTACATTGATGTACCGATAGAGTATTCGATTCCCCATGTGCCGGCAATGTTCGCAATCTTAATGAAAGGCAGCGAACCTCTCTGTAAATGCTTCTTGATCTCAGCAGGAATATCCTCTCTGAGTGAAGCAACTTCTTTCTTAGACAAGCTCTTGCTGAACTTCAGCACGGTGAAGTGTCTTGTCTTGATAGTCTTTCCAAATGGTAATGCCATGATAACAATATTTTAAAGTTCAACTTTTATTTCCTTATACTCGAAACCTATGCAAGATGGATTCTCCTCAGAAGTAACCCTAATCTCATTAGGGTTATTACAAACCCCATCCTTGAAGAAGAAACAATCCTTGCAAGTATATACTAGCGGAATAATGTCTCCGCAAGCATCATCGTCAGGATTTGCGTCTGTATATAAGTCTTTGCCCAAGCAATATGGGAACTCAGAATCTTCGTCATTCAACAATACGCAATCCTTACAAGTGTATTTAGTCTGCTCCATGTTCCTTACGTTTTTAATATTCCATCAATGTCAAGATACAATAGTTAGCGCAGTCAAGAAGAGCATCTTCCAATGGCTCATTAGCAACTTGCGCTTCATTATCCTTCAACGTCTTGATACGATTCACTTTCTCTCGTATCTTTCCGTAGCCGTAGTTGATACCAAGCTCATCATACATTTCGGAAAAAGCATTCCCATAGTCGTGATTTTTGCGCTTATAGGTATCACTCATCTTGTCTGTGATTTCCTTGAAGCGGTCGGTATCACTCTTCTCGGATTCTTTTTTTTTGATTGGTGTTTCTTTAAAATCCGAGAAAATAGAATACATCGCCAAATCAACTATATCCACACAAGCTGCTGCTAAATCGGGTTTAAAGAATGCTACGATTTCGCATTTTTTATCCGTTATAGCTATATCTATAACTTTGATATGTTGAATCCTATCAATAGAGCCTGATGGATCTATTTTATCAGCAAACACCGGGCCTGCAATCTTAATCAAATTACCCTTTGTAATCTGCAAGACAGACCCAACCTTAATATCTTCTATTTTAATCATAAGCTATTCTCCTTTTGTATGCACGTAGCCACAGATGCCGACGTACATGATGTATTTTAAGTATTTAAACATTTTTCCAAAAATCTACTATATGGAGGAAAATTCTCCGCAAACAACAAATCCAAACCAAGAATGTCCTTATGGTTTTTCTTCACTTCTTCTTTGCTAATTAGTTTCATCATTCTCAATCTCAATAAAATCTCCAATACCCAAACGAGCATTGTTGATGCAAGAAGCAATCCAACCCATCAAGTAGGCAGAAGGCTCGCCGCCGTGTTCCAAGTCAGTATATTCCTCGATGGCATCGCAGACGTGAGAGGCTTCGTGGCAGCAATAGTTCATCGACATAACCTTCTGACACGGAAACGATACAAGAACGCCGCGCCTTCTGTCGCTCTTTCTGACAGCATCGGAATACGTAACGCCGCCGTAATCAATATCGGGAGCCTTGCACTTGTCAAAACATGAATCTATCAGCTCTTTCAAGTCTTTACCGATGTGTACCCAAAGTTTCAAAGGGTAGATTCCGTTTTCGTATTCGTAATATCCTTTCTTCTTCATACCTCATCGTTTTTATGTTTCTCCCACCCTGCTTTTGAAAAGGTATACCAAGTATCACAAATGTCTAGAGCAAGAACGTCTCCTTGATCAATACATAAATCGCTTTTAATACCTTCAATATGAACATACATCACTGATAAAGCATCATAAGGATTACTACGACCTTCTGTAAGCGGATATTTATATAACTTGGTCTTGTATACACTAGTAACAATAGGCACTTGAAGAACATCTGAAATATTCTCTGTGCTAATCTCTATCGACTTCTTAAACTTCTTCATATTCTCAACTATTTAAATTTCTCGAAATAGAACTCAATAGGTCTATTAAAGTGCTCTTCAATTAAACCATAAGCTAGCGACATCTTTACCTGAAAAGAAGCTTTGCCATTAAGCAGGCCTTTCGCTTGTCTTGTAATCTCTGAGCGAAATTGTTCCAAACTCATATCACGCTTACGAAGATTGCAAGACCTGCAAGATGGCATATAGTTCTCCATACTGTCATCGCCATGGGAAACAACGAACTTGCCATCCTTGTCGCTCCAACGCGAGTAACACCCTCGATTCTTCGGGACGAGATGGTCAACCTGCATATCCTTATACTCAATGCTCTTGCCGCAATAAGCACAATGCCCATCGTATTTGCGATATATTTTAAGTCTATCTTCTTTTTTCATAATCATTAATTATGTAACCTACCAATATGCCACTTTGAGCAAACCTTGCACAAGTAAGGATGCCAACCAAGTGCCTTCAACCTCAGATTCTGATTCAGAAACTCCCAAGCATCATCCTCAGTCTCGTATGCGACCTTCGCCTTCCAGGAATGAACCTTCTTAGTCCAATGCTCCGGGTCTGGCTTGAACGGCGGAACTTTATTAGGATTGTGAAGTCTTCTCATATCTGCCATCTTAATCCATTTTGATCCTCGTGCTCCTCAAACTTTTTGCGTATCTGTTCAAACCAGAATACTCGAAAATCGTCATCGGAAGCCTTCCACATCTTCTTCAGCCATTCGTAATTAAGGCGTTCAATGGTTTTCCGGATTCTGTCGCCGTAGAGGATTTCGAGCAGAAGTTCGTCTAAGCCTTCACCGCGTTCAACATCAAGGGTGAACTCACAACTGATATTTCCATACCTGCAAGAAGACATTCTATAGCCGGATTCAGCAGCCTTATCTATATACTTCTTAATAGAACCAGATACCTCCTCTTCGTTGGAGTCCGCAGGTAGCAGCCATATTGTTGACTCTGGCGAAACAACAGCAGGAAGCTGACAGTCGCCTATAAAAAACTCAAAATTACGTTCTTCTCCCATAATCTACAAACATTTGAATGAAACACTGTTTAACGTCCTGTTCTCCGGGATCTCCCTCCCGTCTGCCCGGGAATTATGTCCGAAGGCATGTCCCACCGCCCTGCGGCCACCGGTTTCTTTAATCATCAGGCTGAATGAAGCTCTCCGGCTGCTTGATGTCCTCCTCACCACGCAATTTATTCTTCACGTCATTGATGAGAAGCTCCTGCTTCAGGTCAATCATCTGTGCGCCGTAAACCTGATAGGTCATTCCGCCCTGCGACCTCTTCTTGAAGAACCGGTACTTCTCGCTCATGTCCCTTCCGAACTTCTGGATGGTAGGGATTTCCCTATCCTCGACATCGTTGGCCTTGCAGAACTCCACGAACCTCTCATAAAGGTCTTTCGCAAGGAGCCACTCCGAAATCTCGCCCCTCGCCTCGGGGCTGTACCTCATTCCGTACGCCCTTATCCAGGCATAGACAGGATTACTTCCGAGAAGGGAGATGAGCAGCTGTCTCCTGCTTCCCTCAGCCGCAGGGAACCGGTACTTCCTCTTCCTCAGCTCCATCGCACCACGGAATATCCAGTTGAACACTCCGCTCAGCTCCTCACGGATGATCTTGCTGGCAAGCTCCGGGTCCTGCCTCTCCTTGGAGATTGTCACGTCGAAGCTCACGTACTGCAAGCGCCTGATGAATCCGAGCGATGCGTCATCGGGGAACGGAAGTTCGTTGAGGTTGAAGATGAGGTAGGGGATTGAGTTTCCCTCAAGGATATCCTTTCCGAGCTTTCTCATCGGGACAGGCTCGCCGCTCACGAGTCTCTTGAACATTCCGGTGTTCTTCTTTCCGAACTTCTTCGGATCAGAATCGGAAGACCAGTTGAAGATGGCGTTCCTGATAGGATACCTTCCCCTCATTCCTTCGTCTCCGTCGGCAGTGAGGTCGGCGTAGTCCATCTTGCTTATCCTGTCCTTGCCGAATATGTTGCAGGCAACGTCGAAAATGACACTCTTTCCGTTAGCTCCAGTACCTATAAGGAGAAGGCAGAGTTCAACCTTCGACGACTCCTTTCCCTCGTACGGATTGTACGCCGTACCTCTCTGTATCAGTCCCAGTCCGAGGAACATCTGTAGGATCATCCTCGATGTCCTGTCAGGAAGAACCTCGTGAATGAAGTTCAGCCACCTGTCACACCTCGCCTTCGGATTGTAGTCGTAGGGATGATAGTACGTGACGTGGTACTCGGGAGAGAATGGCATTACCCTCGGATACTGCAATCCGCTTCCGAAGTCAACCACTCCGTTGGCGAATGCGACGATATCGAAGGTAGGTCTCAGTATGTTGTAGCACTCTATCACGTCAATGAACGACTTGTTCATCACCGTGCTGATTCCGAGCATCGGAGCCATTGTCAGGTCGAGAAGCAACAGCTGGTAGGCCTGTTCCAGGACTATCTTCGGAACCGCCTCGTATATCTTTCCGTTAAACATGTAGTAAGCACCTCCGTAGTACTTCACCGGAGCCTTCTTCGCAAGCATCCTCATCGACCTGATGAAGGAGGACTTCATCTTGTTGTACTTTTCCGAATTCGCCTTGCCCCAGTCCTGACCCCTCAGCATATCGAAACCGTACTCTTCACGCCTCGAAAGCTCCAGGAGCTGGGCATGCAACGTGTCTATAGCTATACCATTTTCCATTTATGCACAATAATAACATTAATTTTCCGTTATTGTGTAGGGTTAACCCCGATAAACAGGGGCTTTCAGAAAGATATACACGTCTCTGATCACCCTTACAACAAGTCGACTCTATAATAATACGACAATACAAAGATACGAAAAATATAATGAATACATCCTATAACCATAGTAAATAAAGGATATAAATATACATTATAGGAGTACATTTAATGAATAATAGATATACATTTATGGTTTTGCTCACCAAAGTAAGGATTAATGTTGCCAAATGTTAAAAATAGGTGAGTGTATGAATATGCATAAATATACTTTCTGAATGCGAAGTAAGTTTAATTTACAAGATGGTCGAAAAATCGGAAGAAAAAATTTTTAGATGAGGTGACTACCGCGCTGATTTGGGGCTGCAAAGGGGGTGTGGGGGTCTTTATTTAAAAGATATTACATTTGCAGTTGGTTTATATAGTATAAACTAACGTGAAACATTCATTTTAACACTCTTTAAGAATGTTGGTTTATATTATAAACTAAAACGTTGTAACCCCTTAATTATCAATCATTTATAATGTATTTTAATTCCATATTTTGTATAAATATCCACCGTGGAACACAAAAGATTATTACACATTACTTGACCAAAAAATTATTTACCATATTTATTCTTGCATAAATATTCGGTGTTTAACATATTAAAGGAATATTAACTAAAATAACAAAATAATATTACCTATATAGTTAAAATTATATATCATTAACTGACACTTTGGCAGTTGTAACTATCTGATTATTAGCTAGTTACACGTTTGTAAAGATTAATGTTCATTAACTTAAAAAGGTTATAAATTTAACAAATACTGACACGTTACGCCTTATAACGTATTGATTATTAGGTAGTTACATTTTGTCATTTTGGCAGATGAGTTAAAATATTATAACATTAACATAAAATCACAAATACTGCCAAATGGTGGAATTATTACAAGCTTCATAACTAACTGATAGTAAGTTACTTACAAGATGTTAAATGTATAAATAGGCTATTTTTAAACTGGTTGTTTGGCACTACCTTTGCAGTTATGTAGGTACAAAGGGATTTTCCTTTGCAACCATTTAAACAAATAGACTATGGACAAAGAGATTAAAGGTGCTCAAGGTTACGAGCACACGAGCACAAAGGTAGCTGTATACGTTAGCGAGTGCAAGAAAAGTGCTGTTTTATCACAGAGTTTGGAAGTGCTAAATAGCTACAGAAAGAAATTACTTTCTGAAACTACAAATAGCGGGTTAGTTGCAGCTAAGAAAGAATTAGAGAATGCACGTGCAAAGTACAACAAACTAGCAACAGAGTACGTGCTAGCTGATACGGCATATTGCAACCTCCAAACGGAATGCGTGCGTACCGCCGTTAGTGAGTTTTCACGTACACACAATTTGCCAAATTTCTTTTCGTGGTTTGATAATAACGGCAAAGATAAGCAAACTAGTATAATAGATAGTTTGCAGCGATTAGGTAGTAAGTTGTCAGATTTACACCACAAATTTGCGGACGGCGCAAAGGTAGCAAGAAAGAAAACTGATAGTATCACCGATTTGCAAAAGCAGATTGCAGAATTACAGGCAAAACTAGCAGAAGCACAAAAGTAAGTAAACTAGATAGGTAGCGAAAAACTACCTATCTTTTATCCCTACATTTTCCCCACTGACTATCTAGCAGGTAGCCAGTGGGAAATTTACACCGTACAAATTCCGTGCGGTGCGGATCGTCGTATCCTTATTTTTCCCACACGATTTTGGAAACCTTGTCGTGGTGTGTGGGCTTAACTCAGAGAGAGAATTTATTCTCCCTCAGTGGACTAATTGCCAAAATTCAAGAGAAGTATCTCAGTAAATCGAGAGTGCGAGAGGCACACCGAGATGGGAGAGAGTAACGTGTTACTCAGAGACATCCATCCGAGAGATACGCAAAAATTCCTGGCGTGAGCGTCGAATGAGATGAGACGGCACGACGGCTAGGGAATTTGTATCATCTAGCGAGATGAGAGTTTTAGAAAGAAATCATAATTCATATTCTACCGGTTTGGAATTGTCCGGTCGGGCTGGTTACCCGAGAATCAATTGTGTGTGCAATCACGATTTGCAGCGTATCAAGGCGCACACTATCCACGCTGACTGAAAGCGGTTGCTTGTCATCCGTGCGAGATTTATCTCCTCAGAAATAAACAAGCTGCTGGCAGAAGCATAAAATCTGTAGGGTGTGAGCCACGTGGTTAAGACAATAATGATAAAACGTGGTGCAAAGATGCACATCCTGGCTAACGGGGCGGGGAGAAATCTCCGCTCTACAATTATCAACCATTTTAAAATTAGAATTATGAAAAAGATATACACGTATTATCAGACAAACGAGGTTAATATTCTTGGTGGTCACATGACATACTCCACATTATCGGAGGCTTTTGATGCTCTTAATCCTGAGTGTGGCGTGAACACTATCACCGCCGTTACTATGGCAAACTCGAAGTGGTGGAACAATGGGAAATACACCGGTTATTTGAGTGACGTTTTGTCGATGGGCGTAATTTACAGTGCCTAAAATCTCCCTACACTTGTAGGGAACAATAACCAAATTATTAGAATTATGAGTACGATGAGAATTAAATGCCTCGATATGAAAGAGGTAGAGAGTATCATTGCAGATGCTCAGGAGATTTTAAGTCACGTAGAATTCGGGTCTTTGCAGAATGGTGTGCTTACATTATTTTGCGTGTTGTGAGCCTAAAATCCGTAGCCAGTACGATAATTGTCGTGTGGCTACGGAACAATTACCAAAAAAAATATAGATATGAAAGCAAGACAGATTATTTATTCAAGTACGATAATTGTGCTTGGATTTATTCAGAGTGTTCCTGCTCTGTTGTGTTTAGCAAGTACGAATATTGCCATTATTCTGCTTGGAATATTTTGGGGAATTGTGCTTGGAATATTCTGGAGCAGTACGATAATTGGCAGGTGGTATTTTCGCGAGCTGTGGAGATCCACACTCCGCTTGGAGAAATTCATCCTGCCTGGAGCGTAAGGAATCTAGGAAGTACGAAAATTGTGCTTGGAAACATTCAGCTAAATTCTGCTTGGAGGAATCCAGGCAGTACGATAATATAACCAGTTAAACAAGAGAATTATGGAAAAGTATATCGTAAGAAAGGGCGTGCTATCTGCTGCGCTCGTATTAGTTACAAGTTTCGTGTGTGGTTTCATTGCCATCGTAGGATTTGTGCTTGGAGATTTTCAAGCAGTGTTATATTCTGCGGTTCTTGAAATGTGCGGGATATTTGTTATCTGCATAATGATAGATGCCATCCATCAGCAGATAGAGGATATCTATGACTAGCCAAAACTACCGCTTGGAGATATTCGGGCGGTATCTAGTATTAACCAAATTATTAGAGAAATATGGATAGAATATTAAAGCAAGATTTGAGCAAGAATGAGGTTATAGACCTCTTGCGTGGAATGGATGCACAGGAAGTTGAGGGCAATTTCTCTGTACGTCGCGTTCTGATTGATACACAGGCGTGTGACGTATTCGGCGGAGAACCTGAGGATTCTTATCCTCTCATCCCTGGTACGTACATGGCATTGTATTACAAGAGTATTGACGGAGACCCATATCCGTTCTTTGAGAGAATATGCGAAAGCATAATGAATGACGAGAACAAGTGCCAGACTCTCCAGAATGGCGATGGCGTTATTATGATTTTCATGCTCAACAAGTACGAGTAGCCAAAAATGTGCTCAGGCATTTTCCTGGGCATACTATGTTAAACCATTTAAACGGAAGAATTATGCAAGACAGAAAATCACAAAAGAACTTCGAACGTGCATTGCTCCACGAGATGGAGAAAATTAAAATTGCTGCACGCCAGTGGCACAACAACAATACTAGAGGCTACAGAGATTATCGTAGCAAGGAGGCTATCTCCAAAAGTTTCTCGGAGATAGCGGTGCTGTGCATGGGCTAAAATGTGCGTGGCGATTGTCACGCATACTATTCACCAATTTTTAAGAATTATGAAGAAGTTAGAAAATCCCAAGTGGGAAGAGTGCAGAAATTATCTGCGTAGTAAGGTTTTGCCACGTTTGCAGGAGATGCAGCGTGACTTGTTTGGTAACGAGAAGCTGATCTTTGAGATAAGCGTGGGCAAAAAAGGAGAATATATTTCCGTGTATACAAATGTTTCCGCCGATGATGCCCTTTATCTAAATCTGTCCTGCGTAGATAGCCGTGAGGAAATTGATTCCGAGCTAGCAGATCTCACGGATTTCATCAAGGAGCACATAGCCTGAAAACTGAGGGAGTTTTATCTCCCTCTCCTACAAACCAAAAATGTAGAATTATGAGTAAATGGATACAATTTTATCACAAGATTAACAAGTTTGACCTTGTGAGCATGAGATTTACAGAGGATTTCAGTATCGTGGAAATGACTGGTATGGATTCTATCTTGCCAGTTGATGGCAGATTGAGTCTGTCATCCATACGAGCAGAAATTCAGAAGCATATCGAGAGCATGAAGAAAATCGAGGGTTTCGACCCTTGTGCATTCTCCATCCTCACCGGTCCTACGATTCTGTGTGCTTCAGAAAGTCCGGTGTACAATCTCTAGCCAGAATTGGGCAGTACGATAATGTGCTGCCTGCTATTAACCAAAACAGAATATATTATGACAGCAGAAGAAAAGACTCAGCTAGAGAAGCTTGTAGAGAAGTATTTGAAAGAAGACGCGTACAAACCACGAGGATGGGGAGAGAGAGCCGCAAGGGATTTCCACAGTGCCTTAAATTGCGAGTGGCTTCTTACGTACAGCTTTAGACCAGACCCGGCGTAGTTATTTGCTACGCCTCCAATTATTAACCAAATCAAAATCAGAATTATGACAGACGGAGACAGAAGATTCCTTGCCAGGCTCGTAGCGAGTCACAAGGCAGTTATCAGCGAGGAGTGTGCGAGAAAGAAACTCGACAAGAGCGAGTATTTCAGACGTACGGCACGAGTGGACAGAAAAGCTCAGGAAATCGAGCGTGCCTATATGCGCCCTCGCAGATTCTAGCCAAACATTCTGTGCAGTCTATCTGCACAGAAACCATGTTGAACTAAAAATACAATAGATATGGAGTATATAAAGAGAACAGAGAACAATACGCGCGTTGACGTGTATTTCGATGGAGAAAAGTACGTGTTCATTAACGCATTCCACGGATGTGTGGCAGTTGCGAGAAGAGAAGGACTCGTTGAGTTCACTAATGACGGATACGAGGCTCACGTCAAGTTCAAGGTCGAGAAGACGAGATGCACCATCAGTAAGAGAACTATAGATGGCGCCATCAACAAGATGGAGAGCAGATACATGAGCACAATCGTTGAGTATGAATGGGAGGAGGTTGACAGAGATAACCTGCCTTATGCTGTGAGCGTGAAAGTAGAGGATCGCTAAGCCAAAAAATCCTGCGTGGAGACACGTAGGTACAATTATTAACTAAATATTCAAAGAATATGAGCAAAAGTATAGAATCTATGTTGTGGGAGTTTATTATCGACAATAATATCGCCACAGAATCCGAGCTTCAACTTGTCACGAGCATCAATGGCTGGACTGAAGAGACAATGAACGATGTAATTTACGCTAAAAAAGGACTTCGTAACTACGAGCAGTGTACGTCTGAAGGTTATACCGGCACAGATGAGCTGGACAGCTATTATTGCCTTGACGAAGAAGAAGGCTATGAAGACGAAGAAGAGGAAGAGGATGAAGATGAAGATGAAGAAGAGTAGTATTTGCCTAAAAAGGTGCGCCCATGTCTGAGCGTGCCTTCTATTGTTTAACCAAGATAAATTATTTGAATTATGGCGAATAAATATCAGATCACAAACCAGAAGCAGCTTCGTGAAGCATTCTGGCAGTTTTGCGACGAGTGTGGTATCGACTACACTGGCAAGAAGACAAAGTTCAACCTTGACTTGAACATGACTTTCAATGACTGGAAGGACGGGCTACAGAAAGATGGTGTAATAAGCGACAAGCTTTGTTTCAGAGCTCTTCTGTATTAAGCCAAACCAATCCTCACTCTCACGGGTGGGGATTTCTATTAACCAATACAGATTGAATATGATTAAAATTGAGATTACGAGAGCCGGTATGGACGAGAAATGCCCGTACCCGAAGTTCAGCAAATTGCTGGCAAAAGGCTACATAATGTGCCATCGCTGCAAGCATTGTGCTGAAATTATCAGTGAGACAGAAATAATGTGTAATTATAATTAATTCGCCTTATGAAAGAAATCTATATTTTATACAAATGTGACAGCTGGCACTCCTCAAATAGTATGGAGGTGGTATTTATAGGAAGTTCTGTAGAAAAATGCTGTTGGGCGGCGCATTGGAAAGGCGCGACTAACGAGCAGGTAAGACAGCTGAGAGATATTATGCAGTCGCAGTGTACGAGCAATCGAGACTACGAGTTTCAGATAGAACACTGGAATATCGACAAGCTCTAAGCCAAACATTTCCCAATTCTGTAGCAGGAATTGGGATTTCTATTAACCAAAGATTACAGAATTATGAGTGAATTAGAGAAAATCCTGAATGACGATTTGCTGAAGTGCGAAATCGTTGAGTCAGCAGAGAATGCGGCAAGACGCGTGGATCTCATCAAGTGGACTCACGACAATACATTCTCTATTGCCGAGGTACGCAAGGATACCGGTAAACTAGAGGTTACAGATGTCCCAGAGACAGATGAGCTTAAAGCATACAAGCATTTCTACAGAAAATGTGGCGATATCGCCATAATTAGCTAAAACTCCCCACGATAATGTGGGGAACCATTATGAACCATTAAACAGATGAATTATGGAAAAGCTATTTTACAAGATTCAGTACAAGCTTACAGTCAAGGAGATTAATGAGTATGCAGATTCTATAGAGGACAAGACCGATATAGATTGCAAAGTGTGTGATTGGATTGACACATTCAAGTGTATGTATTCAAGTCGCGCTTTCGGTAAGCCGTATTATTCAACCGATTTCCCTTATGCTGTAGAATTGACAATCAGCGAGGAGAATGGTCACGTGACGGCTCACGCATACGATTACGAAGAGTATTGCAAGTGGCAGAAAGAATGTGCCTCGGTTTTCAACGCATGGAAACAGAATCCTGATTCCGATATTCCTATGCCTGATATTGCAGAGGGATTCTCATTTGAGTTTCCAGTTACGAGAGGATTCTCAGATGTGCCAGATAGACGTGATGTCGATATATCATCAGACCTTGATATCGTGTGCGCAATAGACGAGTATATTGCCGAGCGCGAGGGAAAGCAGAAAGTTTATCCTTGGATGCTTAAACAGGTGATGAGCGCTGACGATCTTGGTGTTACAGAGGAAGAGTATGATTCTCTTCTTGAGGAAACATTAGCCTAAAAATATCCCCTAGCATGGGGATATTCAATGTTAAACCATTTAAATGATATTAGATATGAGTTACGAATTTGCAAAGAAGGAAATAGGTGATTACAGAATCACCATTTACCAGGATGAGGATGCCGAATGCCCTTGCACAGAATGGGATTTGGTGGGAGTTTACTTCTGGGACTATTCCGACTACGGATACAATAGAGGTCTGTCTCGTGGTTGCAGCAGCGAAGTTGACGCTAAAAATGCAGAGGATGCTTTGAAAGAGCTTGTCTGCAAATATGTGTCACAAAAGAAGATTATCGACTACATCAATAGCGAAAATGTCGATAGCTTCCGTATGCGCTATGACAAGAGCGAGCACATGTGGTATCTTGAAAGTCTGTACGAGGGTGAGTGGTACAACCACGAAGAGTTCTGTCCGAGCGACTTGAAGAGATTCGACTATAGAGAGGAGCTTTGTGATATCCTCGAAGAGGACGATTTCATGTATCTTCTGCATGACTGCAAGGATATTGTATTCTACGAGTGGTCTTCTACTGGATACAACCAGGGAGATTATGTCAGCGGATATGCCTACTGCGACAAGGAGCGTTTCTCCAAGTATTGTGACACTAATACGAAAAACTGGAGAAAGCGAGCCTTGGACTTATTTGAGCATGAGGTTAAGTGCATAGGTCTTTGGATGTGGGGAGATGTCAAGGGATTCGTCTTGGAGAAGAAAGTCCACTACAAGAAAGTCTTCACGGAAATAGGTCGTGAGCAGGAGGACGGCTACGACTGGGAACAGATTGACTCCTGCTGGGGAGAGTACTACGAGGACTCTGACGAGCTGATCAAGGTCGCTCTCGAAGAGAATGGAATCAAACTAAAAGAAACAGCCTAACAAGGGGAGCTTGCATGCTCCTCTTCCATTAACCAATTAAATAGAATTATGGGAAAGATTACAATTTCACAGAAGGGAAGTAGAACTATCTACAGAGTGAACAGAAGAATCGTGTGCTATCGTGACGGGCACAAGTATTGTATGGGCAAGCCATCATCAGGCAGCACCCATCTTGAATTCGATGCCTTGTCCGAGAACATTGCACACGAGAGATGTATCGAGATTTGTGAGCGTAGAATCTATGCGGAGATGAAGTATCAGAATCCTGTCGCATACAACGCACACAGAGTATTGAACGCATTAGCCTAAAAACGGAGGGAGCAATCCCTCTGACATTATTAACCAATAAATTATTAAGAATTATGGAGAAAAAAGAAATGTGGAAAGTACTTGGACGTGACGATTACGCACACAAGTCTCAAGAACTGAAAAAAAAGTGCGAGGAACTGGCGAAAGCTATATGCGATAAGCTCATTGAGCTTGACATGACAGAAATCTTCATCCCTCGCTGTGGTATTACCTTCAGCGTTATTACCGTGCAAATAAGTTGTGTTAAACGCACTCTTCTTGCGCGAAAGAGTGGCACCATTTACTATTTGTTGCAAGAGTTTGGTATATGCGACATACATGCTGGTGACCTTAATGTGAAGGTTGGCCGCGTAGTAGATGCACTTAGTTTTGTTACTCACTTGGACGAGATATTACAAGAAATATCGAAGATTGAGGACAAAAAAGTCGCAGACATCGAAGCTGCTCTCAAGAGACTCTAACATCTATCATCCGTGAGCGACCAGGCGCACATCGGGTTCGAGACCCGACACGGAACAATATTAACCAAAATTACAAGAATTATGAAGAGATATTACGTATCAGTCACAGAGACTTTAAACAAGGTAGTGAGCGTTGATGCCGAGAGTGAGGATGAGGCAGTGAGTGCAGTGAACGATGCCTACCATAACTGCGAAATCGTTCTCGACTCAGACGATTTTATAGGAGAACAGGTGCAAGTTGAATCTGACCAGCAGTTCTACGCAGATTACGAGAAAGATTACGGCGAGACTTATCAGCACATCGACTAAGCCAAACCAGGGAGAGCAATCTCCCTACCAATAACCAAAACATTATAGATATGAAAAAAATTGAGGTAGGAACGAGAGTGTACTGTGACATACATTCTCAATCAAAGGAACACGTTGTGACTCACGTTTCAGAGGAAAGAGGATTCGCAGGGATTGATAACGAGTTCTGGTGGCCTATAGACCAGTGTTTTCCCTGCGATGAAATAACATTGCCTAAAAAGCGCAGCTAAGGACTGCGCACAATAACCAAAACATAAGAATTATGAATGAAGACAGAATCCTAGAGATGTTCTTCGAGAAAGCCAGATGGCAGTATGCCATTGAAAAAGGCTTGTTCAAGGACATGAACAAAGCAGTAATGTATCAGCTTACAACGCCGGAGGCTCGTCTGGCTATGTATCAGAGGATCAAGAGCGGCAATTACAAGATAATGCCGCCTCATACAGCCAAGATTCCGAAAGACAACGGAGATTTCCGTACAGTATATGTGAATGAGGCTGTGGACAGAATCCTCTTGAGCATAGCCAACGACCTCCTGTTCGAGCTGATGCCAGAGATGGTGCATCCACGCTGCACGTCGTACCAGAAAGGTATCGGCTGCGGTTGTGTGGTGCAGGAAGTGTCTCGGATAATATACTCGGCAGAGGGAAAAATCATCGGGTGGAAAAGTGACTTCTCTAAGTACTTTGATTCTGTGCCTATTCGGTTCATCGACTGGGCATTTGACAAGGTAGAAGAGAAGTACGGAAAGTCTGCGCTGATAGACGTCATTCGTGACTACTATCACACGGATATCTATTTCGATGAGGACAACAACCTCTGTGAGAAGTATCAGTCCCTCAAGCAGGGATGCTCTGTTGCTGCATGGCTGGCTGATGTCATTCTCTATCATCTTGACGACAAGCTATCTAAGCTTAACGGATATTACGTCCGCTATTCAGATGATACGCTGTTTGTCGGTGAAGACTATGAGAAAGCCATGGATATCATGAAGAGCGAGCTGGAGATGATGCAGATGAAGCTCAACCCGAAGAAAGTTGAGTATTTAGATGCAAATCACTGGTTCAAGTTCCTCGGATATTCCATCAAGGGTCACAATATCTCTCTGTCGTCCACACGTATCAAGACCTTTCAGAAGGAGATTGAGAAAAGGACGATAAAGAAGCGTGACACCACGATGACGAAAGCCATCAATGCAGTAAACAGATATCTCTACAAGGGGTACTGCGATTATTCCTGGGCTACTCAGGTTCTTCCGGTCATAAACGTGAAAGAGGACATCGACAAGCTCAACGCATTCGTTATGGACTGCATCCGTGCGGTCAAGACAGGCAAGAGTAAGGTTGGTGGTCTCGGATACGTGAAGACTCAGGCTGTAGGCTGCATAGACCGAGGCCGTGGCAGGAACGTGAAAGCCAACAGGGGTAAGACAGAGAGCGAAATCAAGGGGTATCTATCAATCGGTTGTGCTCAGAATGCCTTGCGAACGAGCAGGGCAGCGTACAACACATTGGTGAATACCCTGTAGATATTAGCACCTAGCGCAAGGGGTTGCCGGAATGAAGAGCGATTTAAACATCCGGTCTCGCACGATCGCGGACCTATCTCTGAATCAGAGATGGTCCTGCGATCCTCTCGACCAGGATACTATCGAACTGATATAGCTATGCGCAGTATCTTCTGACCGGCAGACTCTGTAACCGAGCACACGGACGTAGGAGAAGGACGGACAGATTCAGGCGACGCCTCTATAACATCATCTGAAGGGACCAAGTTATCCAAGTTTACAACTTGAGACACCTCGGGCCCTTCGTATGACGCACAAGGCGTAGCTCATCAATGAAGTACAGAAATGTGCCAGTCCGTATTACTTCCACCGGTGGCGCACACCACCAATCCCTGACGGATGGCAATGTTTACGCAACAGGTCTCTTAACCAGAAGTCCGGATCCTGGTAACCGTCATAACTATGAGCGGTGACCCGGATCCTGAATTCTGGCGAATCCTGTGTCAAATCAGAAACATAAAGTATTGTGCCGAGCCATCGGTCAGGGAACTACCCGAGCACGAGGGTAGTCTTCAGAGGGGAGTTAATTTACGAGTGATGTTGTGCTCGCCGGCTAATGCTGTGAATCCACAGCGTCATCCGGCGGGTTAACATCCCTCAGATCAAGCTGCTACAGCTACGTGTCACGTTCTCAGATGAAGACAACGTTATTGCCAAACGAGGTACACGAGGAGGGATTCTTTATGTCGCGATCTCTGTATCAACGCGATATGGCTGGTGATACCAGCAATCTCGCGTATTGCAAGATCCCTCAATCGTCAAGATAGAGGTAGGCAACAGACCTATAAGTGTACCTGCCACAACCAAAGTGAATTGCATCACGACTTATCAAGAGTATGAGGTTTAATACCACGTGAGTGGAATACCGCCGTCGATACATATCTGTACCGACGGCCGTATCCAAACACGGGGTCGAATCACGAACATATATCCATGCAACATAATACATGAGATAAGTCATGCGCATTGCAGCGATGTCTGGCAAGTTCTGAGAGTTCATCTAGCGTTTCATTGATTCTGAAGCCAAGGATGGGGAAGCATTCGCTTCCTGGATGTTGGCTTCATAACAATGACATGCCCTTAATCGAAAGCTTAAAGCAATGCAACGTGTCAGGTTGAGCCAGACTAGGTTATTGCGAGCCGAATGGTGCGCAAGGAGAATCGATTGTAAATACAGTATTCAGCATCCTGAGAATCACTGGATTATATCCAGGAGTCTCAGGACTATAATACTGTACATATCAAAAGCATATAGTTACGCAACAGATTCTCTGAGCGCACTACTATTAACCAATATTTTAAGAATATGACATACGAAGAAATCATCAATTCAGTTGAGAATGGTGCTAAGTTCACCATCAACTTCCAGAAGAGAACATGTAGAGTGAACGGAAAGGTAGTGATGTCCGAGGAAGACAAGCCGAAGGACACCCCTTACCTTACACCCGAGGTTGTGATTGTGGGCATCGAGCAGAGGTATGCAGCGTACAAGCACTCTGTGCCGTCAGAGCGCTCTGAATCACATCGCCGGTACTACTTCAAGGCTTTGCCTGAGAAAGAAATCTCAGACGAAGATATGATGTACGGAGAGCGACGTGAGCTAGCAAGATGCAAGCTGGAGCTGTACGTACTGATCCAGCTACTCAGAGGCAACCTCTACTGGGACGGCAGATGGGGAACTTGGTTCTGGTGTTCCAAGAACGACAAGGACCTGATTATCCTCAGAGACTGGATTGAGCCAAACAAGGGTGGGGCGTAAGCCTCATCCACTAGAGTTAAATAAATTTTTAGTAACCAATTAAAATAATAGAATTATGAAGCAGATTGTAATCACTGGAGAAAACTTGAACATCGTAACTAGCAATGTAGAGGCTACAGCAGCTACCAAGAAGACCAAGGCACAGATGCGTCTCGAAGCTCTGAAGGCAGCAGGTGTTGACGTGAGCAAGTACTTCCCTCTCGGAAATGACCAGCTTATCAAGATCGAGAATGGTGCAGCGGTTCCTGTAGACATGGACGATGCAACCATCGATGCGGTAGGCAAGAAGATTGTCGAGGGTGGATACGTAAACAACTGGAAGTTGTTCCGCCGCTGGGTGATGTCGCAGATGTTCCACATGTTGCGAGACATGGAGAAGGACGGCAAGTCATTCAACGAGGTGTTACAGCACAAGGGCTACGAGTACCAGTGGCGCATGTTGGAGAACGATCTCTATGCTCAGGTAAAGATGTCTGAGCACGGAGACTTTGATAATGTCGGTTCTAGAAGCCGATGGTTTAGCGGAGACGTTGCCAGCAACATGGCTACTGACTACATCAGCAAGCTCCGCAAGTACGTGGATGACAATCTTATCTGGAAGAAAGACAAGGACGGAAAGAAGACGAAATCTTTCAAGCACACCTGCAAGGGTAATCCTTACGTACGTCTTCAGAACAAGGATATCTTTGTCAGCGACTTGGAAAAGAAAGTCTACACACCTCTCAGAGAGATTGCTAACGAGATGGCAGCTGTCCCTACATACAAGCAGCTCTATGATGCAGTTCACAAGTTCAACAAGAAGCGCAAGCATCTCGCATGGGAAACCAAGCAATCAGATGCTTTCATCAATGCCTACAAAGGTTCTGGTTCCTACTACACGATGAGAAACCTCATCATGTTCCACGGAGCCAGATTCTGGAAAAACGGACGAAAGATGTCAGAAGCCAACTCGTTGAAGGAGCTTGAGTCCAAAGCCAAGATCTACGACGAAGAGGGTTGGAGAATGCTCGGTGTTCTCAAGCAGCTCATTATAGAGAACGATATCGACATCCAGGGCAAGATTAACGAGTGGCATAAGGCTAAGGTCGAGAAGGTGATCGCCAGTAAGTAGTAAGGTTCGCCGCCTGTAGTATGGTGGCCCGGCAAAGATGTTTTACGATAGCTTCTGCAACGAAGGATCTCCTCCAGTGCATTCACTGGAGGTAATCCTTCGAGCTAAAGCTCTCCGATCAAACTTTTATAGTAAGGCGCCAGCCGGGAACCATTCTAGCCAAAAGTCGGTTACAGATTCGGTAACCGATTCAAAGTAAAACCAAAAAGTAAGGATTATGAGAAAGAATAAAACTTATGAGCAGCAAACGAAATTCTATAACAAGGATGGGCGTTACGAGAGTTTGGGTGAGATGTTTATCTGCTGGCTTAGATTTGATAATATCCCAATCGCAGCAATACAAAAGACATTCAGGGAAGGAACGAAAGAATGTAAAGAATACATTATAGAAGACCTCTATCACCTTTGCGACAAGAAACTGCTTTATCAGTTTATCAGAATCTTTTATTTCGGAAAGAAGTAAAGCCAAACAGGTCAGCCAACAGCGGCTGACTCCTTATCATAACTAGATTTTGTTTAAATGGTTCAAGCCGGTCTGTCGTGAGACACGCCGGTTTTTTGTTCCCCAAGTATTAACCAATTAAATTAGAATTATGAGCAGAAATTACTGGACATTAGGTAAAAAAAGTATGGAGAGCCGTCTGGCAAAGGTACAGGCAGCTTATGAGAATGCAGTGGAGAACGTTAGCGACTTGCATGTCAAAATCAGTGATGGCAACAACAAGTTGGGAGCAATCCCATCTGTATCGCTTATCCCTGTAATGGATTGCGGTAACTGCGCAATCTGTGCGAAGAGCTGCTATGACCTCCGCAACGATATGATTTACAAGGAGGTTATCAAGACGAGAGCAATCAACTCCGCAATCTACCATGAGGATCAAGAGCGATACTTCAAGGAGATTGACGGGTATCTCGACTACCGCTTCCCTAGAGCATTCAGATTCCACATCGGCGGTGACATCCAAAATAAATGGTATCTTGACAAGATGTGCGAGATTGCTCGCAAGCATAAGGATACCAAGTTCCTGGCGTTCACCAAGATGTTCGATGTGTGCAACGAGTACCTTGATGAAGGTAACGTCATTCCGGAGAACATGCACATCCTCTTCAGTGGATGGCTTGGCCTCAAGATGGACAACCGTCACGGATTCCCGGAGGCACATCCTATCTTCGAGAGTGAGACATCTGCACCGGAAGGAACGTTGCTCTGTACCGGAAACTGCACAGAGTGCCTGAAGGAAGACAGACTATGCTGGTCCATCGGCAAGGGTCAGGCGGTAGGATTCCTTGCACACTAGCCAAAAGCCCTCTTCGGAGGGTACTATGTCTAACCATTTAAAATTTTGTGAATTATGGCAACAGTAGTACTCGACGCTTCTAAAATCATAGAAAAGAAGGGTCTAATTAAGAGAAAATTAAAAACAGGAGATCTTAATAAGATTGTAGAGAATTTCTTCATGACCCATGAGGCAAAGGATACAATTCTTCTTACCCCGAAAAGATTCATAGAAATGGAGAACCCACCTGAGGGAGACTACATCGATTATCTCGACGTTAGTATATGGGAGAAGAAATGCGATGACCCGAATGATCCGTTCGACTTCATTAGCTATCAGTATATGAAGAAGAGCGGAATGCTTCGTCCAATCCTTGTGGTAAACGAGCCTATAATTAGAGAAGCTGCCGTTTGGCTGAGAGATTATTGTCACTTCGATGTGAAAAGCAGAACACGAAAGAAGAAGAAGGAGTATATCGTGTCTCTGCCGGTTTAAAGCCGAACAAGGCGTGGAACATTATTGTTTCACGCTCCTAATATTAACCAATTAAAATGATTATGGAAATAGTAGATGTAAATGTGTGTAAGTTGGACAAGTACAACATGGAGGACGAACTCTATTATGAGCCTCTGTGGGAGAAGATGTTCGATGAGGGTCTTTATACAGACAACTACTGCAACGAGGCGGTCGGTTTTATTTATTCAAATGCTTGTCATGCAGAGGTCTATGGCAATGCAATGGATGTCACATGGATAAAAGATAGTGCAGACAAGATTCGCTTGGCCATGGTGGCAAATGACCTGGTAAACAACCTCATGGGCACAGAGAAAGAGAAGTTCATCACCGAGGAGAACAACGGAACCACGCTCCTTACTGACGATGGCATATATCTTAACATCTTCGTCAATTTCGAGATGCGTCACATACAGATTCTCGCTTACCAGGAAGCCTAAAAAGCCCTCTTCGGAGGGTGCAATGTTTTACCAATTAAAATTAAAGATATGAATGATTTTTTGAAATTAGCAGAGAATTTAGGATGGAGTTATAATGTTGACGATACACCTAACGAAAGAGGTGAGGTTTGCGTCGAGTTAGAGAAGTATTCCCCACAAGGCCAAGATTTCATTGCCACAATTTGGTTCGAGAATGGCAATAAGTCTGACTTCATGGATAAGTTGTATCAATATTATAGCGACTTCGATCCTGACGAGGAAGCCAGTAAATGGATTGGCGAGGATGGACATGGTGCTAACGGCGCGCCATACAAATTATCGGATATTTTGCAAGATATGGAGGATTGCAAGGATATGCTACTAGATTTATGGCACGAGTATTTTTACGATGAGTACCCAGAAAATCGTCCAAATGAGACCGACGAAGGGAAGCGACTCGCAGGAGAAATCGAGGAGAAATCCGGAAAGCATTACCACTCGTGCTCTCTACAGAATTATCCGAGCGGTAAGTACGGCGTTATCATTGATGGCTGCCAGAAGTTTCTATCGGAATGCAAGGAAGAGACATTAGCCTATATGAAAGGCGTGCTTACGGGCCTTGATATCGAAAGAAAAGACTAAGCCAAACAAGCCTGTCAGGAATGGCGGGCATCAAGTTAAACCAAAATATTAAGATTATGGATAGAAAAGTATTGAAAGACAAAATTGACGAGTTGCGTTCGACGGCAAAGATGGAGCTTGCATGCACCATCCGTGAGATAATGAGAGAGCACAATGTGCAGAAGAAAGAACTTGGCTGGCCTGTAGTTGTCAACAATAGCAGTCTTGTAGATATCGTAGAGGTAGGTAGTGGTGATACAGATATCCCGGTTTTCGTCATAAATGTTGGTGTTGGCTACTACAAAGAGCCTCACAAGGTAAGTGCATTGGATGATTGTGTACCGATCGAGCTTCTTGCTGATATTGCGACCGGGTTGAATAACGAACTGAGTGGATACGTCAGCACTTATGTGGCAAAGTACAGATTCCTCTATGAAGACGGAACTACTGCCGACATGGATGAGCCTTATGTATTCCTTGCAGAATCAGAAAAAGATGCCAAAGATAAGGCAGACGACTATGCAGAAGTGTGGAATGACTGGAATGAAGATACGATAGAACTCGTGTCAGTCGAGAAACAGGCTGCTTCGGAAGGTTAAATTAGCGTTAAAAACGGCAAAGATGATGGTTTATATTATAAACTTTTAGTATCTTTGCCACTAGTAACCAAAATATTAGAATTATGACAGAAGAAATAAGAATCAAGACTAGAGACTGGGAGCGCCTGTTGAGTCCTGTTCAGCAGGAGAAGTACAAGCTCGCTATCAAGCAGGGCTGGTTCGCCAACTATCACGACAACGCGTGGAGGCACAACACCTTCTACGGAGCTTATATCTGGAAGTATCCGAAGTTCATCAAGGTCGTGAGAATGTTCGAGGAGCTGTTGGGCCACAAGCCATTGTGGGAAGACATCACTGACGACAACCTCCGTGACCTCTTCGAGAAGATCAAGGAGAACTACGCTCCAAATTCCGCAAAGACCGTATGCGCAACCATCAAGGCGGTCATACGTGAGAACGATGCTACAAAGGAGATCAACAGCCCGACGTTCGGAAAGATACTCAGAACGAAGGCCGTGCCCGTACAGTCCGTCTATCTCTCGGATGAGGAGATAAACAGAATCATAAATTACAATCCAAGAGGACAAACGAAGAGATATGTTCAGCGCATGTTTCTCATGGAATGCCTCTGCGGTGCGCGCTACAGCGACTGCCAGAGGATAACTCCTGAGAACATCGATGATACCGGGTACTTCCTCGTGTATGTGTCACAGAAGACCAAGACGGAGGTAAGGGTTCCTCTTCACAAGAAGCTCCGTCCGTTCCTGGTAAGCGGCACGGGCCCAGAGCCTCTCCCTGGCGAAATCAGCGAGATGACCTTCAACCGAACCCTTCGTGACATCTGCCGTGAATGCGGAATAGATGCGAACACGAAGGTATTCAAGGCCGGAAGGGAGGAGACCGGAAAGAAGTACCGCTTCATCTCTTCACACACCGGCAGGCGTTCGTTCGCCACGAATCTCTCCAAGAAAGGCGTACCATTGGAACAGATTGCCGTCATGATGGGCCATACAAGCAATGGTAAGCCCAACATTCAGATGACAATGCGCTACATTGTCGGGAAGACGGAAATTGACAGCAACACCCTCAAGCTATTCGGAGTCTATGATAAGGACGACGACGAGCCCGATGAGGAACTAAGCCAAACTGGAGGTGGCCATTAGCCATCTCCTGCTATTGTTTAACCAATTAAATAACGAATATGGCAGAAGATAATAAAAAAGAACTCATCAATGAGTGCCAGGAAAAGTATGCCGAGCTTATAAAGCAGACGGTCATAAAGGCACTCACAGGCGAGATTTCTACGAACTCCGCTATGGTAAAGGAATTGGAGTCACTGAACTTCCAATACCACGAGGAGATGGACGAGTACGACGATACGGCGCCTGACCTTAACCCGGAGCTCATAGAAAACTTCAGACAGGCAGAGAATACTGGCAAGAATGTTTCTATTGAAGCGCAGGAATACCTTCTTGCCCTCGGCATGTGTGAGAAGATGTTCAACCAGAAGATATGGGTCAACGAAGATGGCCATATATGCGACGAAGACGGTAACAGACTTTCCGCTGATGGTGAGCATCTGGTATTCGATATCATCAAAGGTGGAAAATGATATACTTCTAGTTTTCATAGCTAGATTTGTTTAAATGGTTGTCCTCTCTTGCCCGTGAGGGTAGGAGGGGATTTTAAAAACGGCCCCGATTAGCCAAAAAATAGGGAGCTTCGGCTCCTGCAATTAATAACCAAGCCCTACGCAGCACGGTCAAGCGGAAATAATATGAAGAAATTTAATATCATCAACAATATCGTTGATACTGAAGTATTTCAAAAAGAGTTCATGGCAGATATCCCGCAAGCTACATTCTCTGAGAAGAATGGAGAGAACTTTATCTATGTAGATGATAAATTTGAAAACGAAGTAGAAAGCTATCTAAAGAAGAAATGTGTTCGTTTTATCCCTATGACGGAGAAGCAAATTGAATACGAGGGATATAATGTTACTGTAAGCGAAGATAGCAGTTTTTATTATATTGATTTTAACTCAGGCGCAGGTGAAGCTGTGTACGAAAAAGCAGATTGGACGCTCGATGATGCTTTGAAAGACCAGCTTAATTTAGATAAAGAGTAATGGAATCTAAGCCCTATCGCATCACGGCTAAGCGAAAAGAATATGGAGAATATATTAGAAAAGACGGTGAAGGAAAATGGAAATATCAACTTAAACGAATTAAGTTGGAAGCAGGTCGTTGCACTCCTGGGCGCCTGGGATTCCAGCTTCGCAAGAAATGAGAACACGTCGTTCTCGGAGATGGTGAAGCGATGCTATAAATCACGTCCATGGCATGAGAATGCGAATATTATCTATTTGCATCGAGATAACAAGAAAACTACCATCCTCCCTCACGCCTGTTATAACCTCGACGAAGCAGAGGAAAATATGATATTCAATTTGCTCAAAAAGCAATTAAAGTGAATCTCTACGGATGCAGTAGAACGAAAAAGCCCCGACCTAAGCCGGGGCTACCACAGACCATTACAGTCTGACATCTACGATAGTAGAAATTTGCTCTTTATGAGCGTTTAAATCCACAATTCCGAAGAATTGACCGTCAACGGAAGTTTATTTTTATTTCAATTCCATAAAGGTTCGATTAAAGTCTTCCGAAGACATGTGCAAAGATAGTGGATTTATTTCAGAAAACAATATTCCTTCAACATCAATTAACGAATTTAACTTATATGTACAAAGTCATAAGTACAGAACATCATTTTTATCCTCATGTCGTGCTAGAATTGCAGGATACCGCTACCAAAGAGACAAAGTGGTGGTGCTACGCTGACTTTCACGACGAGGACCTATGCAAGGAGCTTGGGGTGAAGGACCTTACCGGTTGTACCCTTGACAAACAGCCGAGTCACGGAACCTGGATATCCAAGGAGGATATAGGGCATCTGTAATCGGAGTTTGTCGTACACTATAGCCGCTTATCCACTTACAGATGGGCGGCTATTTTATTTAAAGTCACCACTAAAAACACACCGAAAAGCGCCCTTTTTCCTTAAAAAGGGTTAATGTAAATATTCAGTACTTTAATGAATAGCACAAATTCCTGTTTTTACTCTAATCGAAACATCTAGCCAAATCAGCACTTTCGAGAGTTTTGTTTTTACTTTTTACTTGAATGAGCGGATTTTTGACACAAATCAGGCATTTGGAGGGTAAGAATAATCGTCGTATCTTTGCAGTGCTTGTTAGAAGTCACGCGCTAGCAAATAAATAAGTTTTATCTAGAAGTTGATTAGTTCAACTACAATGATATACCCTATCCAAAGTTTGGAGCGTGACCCAGACGGCGGATAGGGTTTTTCTTTACCCTATCTCAAAGTTTCAAGCAAAGACATACGAGGTTCAATCCGTGCAGTCCTCTTCGGAGTTATCGACCGATATATAAAACTGCTCTGTCAGGTAAGTTACATTATGGTTGTGTAAATCCCGCAACGTGTCACCTCACGACGGGTGCCCATATCAGAAATGAGAAAGCCAACCATAACGAGCAAAGCTCTGTGGGTATCAGAAGACTTATGCTGGCTTTACAAGGAGTACGAACTACTATGGTATATTATATATATTGTAGTTGATAAAAAATCAGGTTCGGCTCGCTTGGTTATCCCATATTTCTTATGGGTATAGAGGTGTTATATACATAAATAAAATATTGAGATTATGAATAAGAAACTAAGATTGCTGGTGACTGCAAAGTGTCACAACAAGTGTCCGATGTGCTGCAACAACCAGTTCGACTTCGAGAAGATTCCGGTAGTTGACAGATTGGACTATGATGAGATTAGCATCACCGGTGGAGAACCTCTTCTGCCGGATTGCAACGGAAAGACAATGTGGCTTGCTCACGGAATCAGAAACGTATTCCGTACGCTCGGAATCCCTGCACCAAGACTTTTCCTCTATACGGCATGGGTTGATTACAGAACACTCCGCAATCGCAGCTATGACTTCGATGGAATCTGTCTCGCGCTCCACAGCAAGCCCGATGTGGAAAAGTTCGTTGAAATGAACGATGTGATGCTCAGACATAAGAAATACAGATGGAACGACAATGGGTTCAATCCGGACTGCTCCCTCCGTCTCAACCTCTTTGCAGACATGAAGTCACTTCTCCCTAAGGACATCGACCTGTCTATGTGGAAAGTGAAGGACATAGAGTGGGTGAAGGATTGCCCAGTTCCGGATGGCGAGGACTTCCGAAGAATCAAGGAATTGTTCTAGAATATAGTAAAAAATAGATAAAATGAAGAAAATCAAATGGAAAATCGCCGCATTCGTGGCGTGGGTTGTAATAACACTCATGGTCGTAGATGTCGGACTCAGAGGAGTGAGCAAGGCAGACACGACAACGAACATCGTAAGCGTGGCCATTCTCCTGTTCTGGATTCTGGTTTCCATCGCAACAAATTGTTTAACATTCAAAAATAAAAAAGATGAAAAAGATTAAATTCGTGTTCATGTTGTCGCTGATTCTTTCAGCGTTGTGTTTAACTTCTTGCAGCGAGCGTATCGACGCAGGTTCTGAGGGTATCCTGGTGAACCTCTATGGCTCTGACAAGGGCGTTGATGACGTTAGTCTCGTTACCGGCCGCGTATGGTACAATCCATTCACTGAGGAGGTCTATGAGTACCCGACGTTCGTCCAGACCATCGACTACCCTGCGTTCACCATCAACGCCAAGGACGGCTCAGAGTTCACCGTGGACCCTACCGTGTCACTGAAGATGGTTGACGGCAATGCGCCGAGAGTGTTCAAGAAGTACCGCAAGGGGCTGAATGACATCATTGAAGGTACGCTCTTCAACTACGTCAAGGATGCGTTCCGTATTCAGCTCAACAAGTACACAACTGATCAGATTGTCAGCAACAGGGATTTGGTTGAACGTGCCATCGAGGCGCAGCTCAGCAAGGCTCTCGCCAGGGAGCACTTCCATCTAGAGCAGTTGACATCAGGCTTGAAGTATCCGAGTTCCATCGTGGAGGCCGTCAATCAGAAAAACAAGGCTATCCAGGAGGCACAGAGAGCACTCAACGAGGTTGCGGTCAAGAAGGCAGAGGCAGAAAAGATGCTCGTTCAGGCACGTGCAGAACGTGAGGCCAATGAGCTCAAGACAGCTTCCCTTACTCCTGCTATCTTGAAAAAGATGTGGATTGAGAAATGGGATGGCAAGCTCCCGGTTTACGGGAACGTTCCTCAGATGATGATGACAACTAAGTAATTTACCGTGCCCGTCTCCTGCTTATAGCTCGGGGCGGGCATCTAATTTTTGAATGTTATGAAATAAAGACTAAAAATGATTTTCGACCGCATCGACATCTTCGTCGTGTGCATTGTCTTCGGGTGTTGCCTCACAATAGCGGAGATATTCATAGGGACATGGGGAGGGTTTGTTCTTTTGTTTTTAATGACTTCCCTCATTGCCGAAGTCTGCTACACCCTCCGCTGCAACGAGAAACTTAAAATAGAGCTGATAGAGACAAAGGAGAAGCTGAAGGAGGCTAAGAAAGAGTCGGATAAGATCGTCAAGAAGGGTAGGATTATCCGCTTCTACGTCTTACTGGGAATATTGTGGAGGAAAAGATGGTCATGCGAACACGCAAAGGTTAATTACTGCAAGCACAGGATAACATTGAGACAACTTATCGATGTGATGAATCATTCCGATAAGATGTGTGATGAGATTTCTAATAAAATCTCTGAGCTTACCAAGGAATTGAACGAATTCGATAAATAGATGCTTGTCATAAAATAACTTTCCCCACGTCATTTCCCGATGGCGTGGGGATTTTCTTTGTTAACCGTTCAGATAGTCGATGACTTTTCGGTTCGCCTCGTCTATCTTCTTATTGTCGAACTGAATATAAAGGTCAGTGGTTGAGGAATCCCATTCGCTATGACCTAGAGCCTTACCGATAACTTCCTTCGGGATATCAATACTCGCCGCTATGGTAGCCCAGCTTCTCCTGGCAGTATACCATACTATATCCTTATAAAGCGGCTTGATTTCCTTCTTGATTAAGGCGCCTCGCTTGTTTTTCTTCATTTCTGTTGGTCCGATTCTCTTCAGGTAATCACCAAGCGTTCTTCGGAAGCTTGATTCCTTCGCTCCGTCATCCAGGATGCACAGAAGATGTTTCTTTCCTTTATACTTCCTGATTATCTCCATCGCTTCCGGCTCAACCTTGATGTCGTAGAGCCTGCCGGTCTTGTTGCGCTTGTATTGAATGCGCCCTTTCTTGATGCAGTCGGCTGGAAGTTCGAGCAGGTCGGACAGGTTGATGCCTACAAGGTAGAACCCGAGCATGAACAAGTCACGGTACTTCTCCATGAAAGGTTCAACCGGGAAGTCGCGATACTCCCTCATCTCCTCGGCGCTCAGATACAGGTACTGCTGTCGCTCGGCCTTGATGGAGAACTTGCGGAAAGGGTATTTGGTGGTAATCTCGTTGTCTATGGCCCAGTTGAACACCGTACGTATGTTTCTGAGGTCGATGGCTATTCCACCGCTCATTCGGCCTTTCAGGAGCTCGTGTGCCTGGAATCTTTCGAGCCAGTCCCTGTCGATGTTGTCGAAGTCGGCATGCTCATCGAATGATTCGATCCTCTTCCTTGTTCTTAGAAATATCTCCTTGGTGCTGTCCTTGGCCTTGGTCTTGATGAACTCATCGATGTAGTAGAGGATATTCTTCTCTACAGAAGCTGCCCTTCCGTTTATGATGGCTTTGATTTCGTCCTTCATCCTTGCTGCCGGAAGATCACCATTCATATAGACATATTCTTCCACGGACGCAAATAGCCTTGCTAGCATGGCCGTCTTGGCTCTTGCGTTCGGAACACTCTTCGGGAATACCATCCCGCTGAACTTGACGGTACTCGTGATGCCGGTATAGACCTGGAATCTCTTTCCCTGATAACTGATGATGAAGAAAACCTTCAGTGACTTTCCTTCAACGTACGTCTTGATGCTATTCATACTTACTCACAGATTTTACTCACAACTCAATTTTACTCACATATTACTCACAAAACTACTCACATTGGCGTACATTATGCACGTTTTTGTACCTATTTTGTGGTTGAAAATGATGGATTTTACTATGTTTTTAATGGTGAAAAATAATGTAAGTGACTGATTACCAGTATTTGAGCGAGATACGGGAGTCGAACCCGCCTCACAGGCTTGGGAAGCCCGTGCACTAC